GATTAGTATTAGCATCATCAGTATTCAATCCAAAACGTCCACCAATATTATAACCAAAATACCAGTCACCTTCAAATGACCATCCATAGTATCCATTATAAGGACCAGCCCCAGTATACAGCTGCTTATCTTGTCTTAATATGTCTAGCTTAGATGTTCCAGTAACAACCTCTCCGTTTGAGTCAAATATAATATCTAAGTTATTGTCTTGTAAGTATGCATTTGCAGTAATTGCGCTTCTACTCTCAACCAAAGGTATTAATACATTTCCCTTAAGCATTGATATTCTTACGTAATTAATATAGTCTGGGGGAAGAACCATCTTGAGTTCTTCTCCAAGTTCAAGCTCCATCACCTTAATGTTTCTAAGAGCGTCATAGTTGATTTCTTGTATGGCTCTTTTAGCATGAAATCTTACGGTATATATATCTACGTTATTAACTAGCTTATCGTTACCAACATACATCAACATGAAGTTATTGATTAAATCTTTTAGTGTAACGTACTGATAACTACCCCAGTTAGCGTCTTGTGGGTTTGTACCGTTATTAGTGTAGTATTGATAGTTAGTTATATATGGCATTTCTTATTGTGTTTGTTGTGCTGACTGTAATTCTTCTGCCTTTGCGTCTTGAACAACTTCAGACTCTCTAATTGATAGTCCAGCATACTGTAATATTTTAGTAACTAAGTTAGCAAACTCTTCTTGTGGAATTTCAAAATCTTGATGCATTGCATTTGTAGGGTCATACACTGGTTCTCCTCCAACTATAGTAGTGTATGTCCATGATGGATCATATGGGTATCTAATGTATCTAATCTGTAAATTTGTAGTAGGGTTAGGTGGTAAAACAGGATTCATTAAACTTGTAGGATAAACGGTCAATACTCCTGGAGTATATGTCTGAGCACCGCCCAAAACATCAGAACTTAATATATATGCTGGATAGCTTGCATTTGGAGCCGTTAAATTTGAATTTAAAAGATTAAGTATCTTGCTATGATCAACTCTAGCTACTTCCGTATTGTTGTTATATATTATTTTTTCAATAAAATAACAATCTTGAGGCATATATAAATTACCTCCAGTTTGATTATAGCTTAAGCTTTTATACTCAGATAGTCTATCTAAAGTCTCAGATATCCTTTGCGATATATTTGAATGACCTTCACCATGATAACGAGCATTCTGTTTGATCATAGCATTGCTATATTCATACATATACTTTTGAAATATATCTAACTGTGCCTGTCTAGCGTAAGCATTAAACTCCATAGGAGTTATGTAACCCCTATTGTCTTTGTTTAATATAAACATAACGCTATTACGAACCTCGTTTATCATGGAAATGCTTTTTACAAAGATAAATAAAAAAAGGCACTTTGTGAGAGTGCCTTTCTTTACTAAAAGTAAGTGCTATTAAGCAATAGCAATACTAGTTACAGCAACTGGTAAACCAGAAACCGTGTATGCAGGTTGAGACCATGCTGTTTGAAGTGCTGCAATAACTGCGTTTTGGATTGCATCGCGCATTTCTTCTGATCCTACACCTAATGCTGCATGAGCAATTGTAGTTACTTTACCACCACCATAGGTAATAACAACCGAGGTATTTGTGCTTTGCTCGATTAATTTGATGTCTGTACAAGACACTAATTGATTTTGCTCGTTAGTAACTGGGATAGATAAAAACTTTTCCATTGTCTAAAAATTTAATGGGTGAATAATGACACAAATATACTAATTTTCTGAGAATTTATTTTCTAGAAACTTATACAGGTCTAGACCCTCATCAGACTGTAAGTAAGCAGACAGTAAGTATACTGGATCCTCTCCAAAAGGAACAGTAAGTAATTTCTTCTTATTGTCCTTTAGATTGTAATAAATCTCTTTTTTATTGTTTCTGTATGCTAAGTATCCATCAGATATTGCTCTAGCAGCAAAACTAGTTACCTTAATTGTTGGATCGTTTACTGCTTCCATAAAGTCTTGAGGATATTTTTTGGCGTATAACATCATGTCTCTTCTGATTTCAGATGTTTTCATCATATCAATAGAACCACCAAGAAGAAGTCTAGCAATTGGCTCTAATTCTTCAAAAGACATTTCTCTTGCGATTAACTGAGCATCAAGAACATCATACATTTGTTTAATTTCTTGTTGAGCATCTCTTTCTTGATCGAACTCATAAAACTCAGTGCCATTTCCAGGATGGTAGTGAAGAAATTCTTGTAAAACTGGATTGTTTTTTGGAACATTTAATACTCCATCTTCAAAAATTATTGGTTCAATAATTACATTATCTCCTTGTTCATCTTGAAATGGAGAGTTTGCGTTTCTTGCATAACGAAGAGGTCTATTAGTATTTGACTCTTCATCATAGTATAGTAAACGTTTTCTTGGAGTATCCTTTGATGAAAGGAAATAGGTTAATGGATTTTTGCCATTTTTTAAAAGATATGTCCTATCTTTTGGCTCTAAAACAGATTTTCTTGTTGTTTTCATTTGATATAATTTAATTTATTAATAATAAAAAAGGGAGAGGCACTAGGCCCCTCCCGATTTTTTCAATTATCCCTTGAAGATAACAAAGTTGTTAGCACCAAGTGTACAAAGCGCTCTCTCAGACAAGAAGTTAACTTGCATTGCATCGAGGTCGCTAGTTGCAGCACCACCAGCTGAACCAGTCATCCAGGTTTTGTATCTACGATCTTCAGCCTCAGAAGCTCGGTAACGAACGTGTAAGAACGGTCGTCTAGCATTTTTACCAAGAACTTGATCGTATACAGTCATTGTTCCAGCAGGAACCAACACACCGTTAACTACACCACCAACTAAACCTCCACGAAGAGTTGCATCGTTAAGGTATTTCCAGTCAGTTTTGTAGAACTCGTATCCTCTCTTGAATCCAGAGAAACCAAGGTTCAATGCCATCTCCTCGCTGTTATCAAATAAACCATAAGAAGTACCACCAGCTCCGTAAGAGTTCTGAGCAGCCAACATATCATCGATATCGAAAGAGAACTGACGATTCAAGAACAATACGTTTTCTGCAATAGCACCTTGCTTGTCAAGTCTTTGAATAATAGTATCAAAGTCAGCCAATGAAGATGGGTTACCACCAGACCAAACATTTCCTCTATCTTCGATTTCATAGAACAAACCTTTTGTACCAGCAGCAGTTGAACCAGGTCCAGAACCAGGAGCAGAAGCCGTAGCAGGAGAAAGATATGCCAATGCATCAGAACCAGCTTCAGCAGGAACACCTTCAACCATCATCATTTCAAGGTAGTCCTCAAAACGAAGACGAGTTTCGTGCTCTGACTTCATGTACCACAAGTAACCAGTAGCTCCGTTTTCAGTAGTTACTTCAACCCATCCAACTTGAGCCATATCAGAACCAGATACAGTATAAGTATCTTTAATGATAACTGGCTTAACATCGAAGAATAAATCTTGAGCTTCTAAAGATCCTTGCATTCCACTAGTTCCTTTTCCAAACTCAGAACCATATACAAAAGCTGTAACTAATTCTGTAGTAATGGTAAATGGAGAACCAGAAGCCTCATAGAATTTAACTTCAAAAGTTGAGTTTGAAGCTAAACCATCAGCAATACCTACTCTTGAAATAACTGCTTTAGCAGAGTTTGCAGCTACAGTTTGAGATGATAAAAATACTGTTTGATTTTTTCTGAAGTTACAAATAGCACCTCCAGGAATAGTAAATTCAGCAGTATCTGAACCAGCCGCATCGTCTGGAACAACATTAGTGTATTTAGTATGTAAACGACCTTGCTCTGCCCATTTAATCATGTCAGAGTTTGTAGGAAGTTCAGCACCAACCATACGCAAGAAAGATGCGATTGATCTGTTTCCATAACGCTCAAATTCTTGCTCATAAGTATCGGGAAGATACTGATTTAAGAAGTTGAAGTTTGTAATATAGTTTGTAGGCAATGTTGCCTTCACTGAGCTAGGGGTAATCGCTACACCTGGGCTCGTTTGTAATGTACCACTCATTTTTTAAAGTTTTAACGTTTTTTAATTACTAACCTGCTTCCTCTGTCTGGGTCTATTACTCTAATTTTTACCCCTTCTGTAGGTGTAACTTGTGGCGACTGACGAGTCATATCAATATTTTTAGACTCTTTAGCAACAGTTCCAACCGCATCTGCCATTCCTTTTTCATAGAAAAATTTAGCAAACTTGTCGGGGTTTTTAGCTATAGCAATAGAACGATGGAAGGCCTCAGCATCAGCAAGGTAACCATTATCATCAAGGAATTGTGAAACAAAGCTCCTTAAATCATTTTGTTCTTGCAATAAAGCTTTTGCATCTCCAGGTTTGTAAACCAACTTTTTATTTTCATCTAACTTAAATTTGAAACCTTCAAAATTATCAGAGAAAAGCTCTTGAGTTTTTTTAGAGAAGTATTCAGCTTTTTTCATGCTATCTTCTTCCGCAGACTTGGAAGACTCTTTATATCTCTTATAAGCATCATAGTTTTCTTTTTCTTCCTGTGGAACAAATGATTCCCTTGACTCAAGCGGAACTTTATATTGCTCTTTAAGGTCGTTAAAGTACTTTTTAGCTTTTGAGAGCTCTTTTTTCTTTGCTAATTTTTTTTTCTTGATGTCTTTTTCATCATCAAAATCTTCATCATAAGCAAATCTATCTGAAACATCAAACCTAATGTCTTCTGGTTCAAGATCTGGATTTTGCTCTCGTTGATATTCAAAAAGCAAAGAGTCTTCGTCCATTTCATCGTAGTTTTTATTCAGCTGAATAAAATCTTCAATTCCACGTCCTGTTTCTTTTTTATACTTTAGAAATGCAGAAACATCTTCAGGTAATTCCTCGTTCTGTTGTCTCTGCTCAAATAACTCATCTAAGTTATTTATTTCTCTATTGTACCTTTTACCAATATATGAAAGAACTTTATTATCATCAATTTCATCAACAATTGTCTCTACACTGTTGGGGGTATCAACAACTGTCTCAATAGTTTCTACTGGTTCAGTTGCAACAACATTTGATTCATCGTGTTGTTTTAACAACTGTTCCTCTACCTCGGCAACAGATTTTTCTTCAAAGTCTACCGCTCTTACTTTAATTTCTCCTTCCATTTTTATTCGATTTAATTTTTACAAAGTTAATAATTATTTTATTATTCATTTTCGTAGAACATTGACTGCGAATCTTCTGTGTGCCACTTCTCATAACCTTCGCAATTAAAGTATTCATTGTTCACTAAATAGTTTGGTTTTTCTGGGAATGGTTTTGTAACAAATGAAGGTTCAGACCATTTTATTCTATTGTTTGGTTGAAGCGCTATCTGACCATTGTCAAGAAGTATAATGTGATGTGATTTATGCTCAAGCCCATCCTCAGCTAATGAAAGGTCGGTATTTAAATCGTTAGCACCCCAGTTTATTGTAGCATAATAACTTCCTTGATACCAATTTCTATCTTTCATATATACTTCAACTTTTGTGTCATAAACATAAGAAAGATGTAATAAAGTAAAATTATATGAAAAACAATTCCATATTTGAAGATAATGAAATGGTAAATCTGGGCTTGGTGTTTTAGGTTCTGTTAATAAAGCATGAGATGGCAACTTATCTCTCATTACACCATTATCTAAAAGAACTTGAAATAAAGCTGCCTGACCTGGCATACACCTAACCGACATTATTACTCCAGGAGTGAACTCACCATGCCCCTCTTTAAATTGATACATATACTCATTCCTTACAAATACTTTGAGAGGGAAAAAGTTGTGCTCTATATATGCCATTCTATTTGTTTCGGTGCTTAACCCTCTTGGTTATTGGTATATGTATACCTAAAGATATTTCAGTTTCTGGCCTGTATCCAGTTCCAGCGCTTTGATTCACATCAAATGTCATTGGACCCTTCTCAATATGAACACCATAGTTAGCATCAAATCTATTTTTGTCAGCGCTTCCAGAAAGATAAGGATTTATCTTTATTTTTTCTTTTGTTGTAGTAACTGTTGTTCTGTTTTTCATGTTCTTATTATTTAGGTCCAAAAGATTCTAAGTCAAATCCATCTAAAGAATCTTCTGTGCTTTCAAAATCAATAGGAGGAAGATTATTCTTTCTCTGATTAATTAATTCAGATTGTCTTGAAGCCTGTAAGTCAATTCTTTTGTCTTTTGCTTTTTCTTTCTCTTGTTCTCTTGTTTTTAATTGCTCTGCATCTATGCCCTTTAATTGCATGTTATATTGAAACTCAAGAGCCATTAACTCTCTTTTCATTTCTGCTTCGGCTTGCATTTTCATTATCTCATAATTTGCCTCTGCCTCTTTAAGTTGAATCTTACTTTGAGCTTCCATCTGTAACAATTGAGCCTTAGACTCAGCTGCCGCTTGTTGAGACTGAATATTTGTTTGAGATTGCATCTGAAACTCCATTTGCTTTTGTTGCTGCTGATACTCCATTCTCTTTTTTCGCTTCAACTTCAAAAGCTCATTGGCCATCTTAATATTCTTGATATTTCTAATATCAATAGCATCCTCTAAGTCAATAGTTTGTTGCTGTAATGCAACCTGAATATTGGCCTCAAGCATTTGTCTTTCTTCTTCATCTGGAGAAAGATCGATGAATATACCAAAATCAAATAAGTATAAGTCCTTAATTTCTCCAAGTATAGCTAAATTGTATTTACCTATCTGCATGGCAAACTGCTCAGAGAAATCTGAATACTCCATAATGTCGGCAACTCGTATCGAAATACACTCCGCCATTCTTTTTGTTATGTTTAAGTTTGCCTCTAAAATATGTCTAGTTGCAGTATTAGAGTTTAATGCCGCTAACTTCTGTATTCCAACCAAAGCGTCTGGGTGAGGCATTGTGCCATCTCTAGCCTCATTGATTCCCGTAACGTCTCTAATCATGTTTAAATAATGATTATAGTTGTTAATCAAAGAAGACATTTTGCCTTGTCCACTATTAGTGTTTAGTTCTTGTATAGGTATCCTTGCATTATTAAACTCACCATCTTGCGTGTAGCTACGTCCTATGACACTACCCGTTTGAAAATATAACTTAAGAGCGTCCTCTGGATTGTACGCAGCTCCAGTTCCAAGGTCTACCTCGTTAATACCATCAGCATCGATAAATACTCCGTCTGGAACTACTCTAGCTGTAACTTGTTGAAGCTTTAAGTGAGTTAACTGAATTTGATCTGCAAATGGAATCATTCTTCTTACAAGCGACTCCATCATTCCTTTGTACATACGAGGAGCAAAACCAATATAGTTAGGGTAAGCCTTTTGACTTGCTGACTTTGGTCTAACCATATTTTTCATCATCTCCCACTTAAGCATGATGTTTGTCCCAGCTACAAGAACACCTTCGTACCATACATCCCTAACCGCCTCAACCTTTTCAAACTGCATTCCTTCTTCCATAGGTGGGTTAAACTCCTCACCTTTTCTAATTACTCTTTCGCCACCATTATCTAATATTTTCTTTTTCCAAACAAATTTCTTAGAAGCTTTGTAGTTAAAGTAAATAAGAGTAACTATTTCATTTAAAAAATAATCATCTTGATAATTTCTAATAATCGGGAAATATGTATACCAAGCAGAACTAGTGCTGCGAATCTCATTCAATTGCTCTTCAGTAAGGCTTGGATCTATCTTTAAAAGCTCAGTATAATGCATCTGCTTAACTTCTCCAAAATAGTAACAATCAGAAAAGTCATTTTTTTCCGTATAACTATGAATCCAGTTGGCTGGGTCTACATACTCAACCTTTAATCCATCATTGATTAGAAATGAATGTTTTATAACAGATACACCCAAAGTTACAAGGTCATAATCTATAAGCTTTCTTAGCTCCTTGTAGTCGTTCATTTCAAGAACAGTATTAATCGCAACCTCGCTTGCAATCTCTACACTAGGCTTGTATTTAAGCTGCATGTATAGCTCTAGCTCTTGATCATTTTCTGGTAACTCGTTAGGGTTTACATTAAAAGCGTCTACACCAAACTGTTCTTTCGTCATCATCAAGAAATCTTTTGCCAACATGTCGGACTCAATCATTTCTTGAAAAGCATTCTTTTTTTCGGCAGACATAACGTCTTGAGCCTCTGTCCTAATTTCAAATAATCTGTCGGACATTCCGTTTACAACAACGTCAACAAACTTAGGGATAATTGGAACTGGTGTCCAGTCTAAGTTCATCATAGACATGTCACCATTAATAGCTAGCTCATCTTTATACTTCTGTACTGGTTGCTGACCACGAGCATACAATCTAAGCCTGTGGTACTCTCCCCACTGGTCGTAGAATCTACAAGTATTGTTTTTACGTTTAAACCATTCCCCCTCAATAGCCTTCCCTACCTTTAAACCGTATTCAAATGTTTGTTTCTCTTCATCCGTTACCATTTGACTTGGAAACGGATTTTGATATATTATAACAGATGGTTTTTCCATTCTATTCTATAATTTTGCTGTGACTGCCCTGATTATTATATCTTACAAATTTAATACTAATTTTTGATTCTTTTCTTTCTGGAGTAAACATGTGTTTTCTGTTTGCCATTATGGCTAATCCAGAACTAATTGAAGCATCATATTTAGTTCTATTTGTAGGATCAAACCTGGCCCAATCTTCTAAAGTTCTATTGAAGTACATTGATCCTATAACATCATTATCTCTATATGTACCTTCAGAGTCAAAGCCTACATACTCTTCTATATACGACTCGATACAAGAAGCATGTGCCTGCCTTATATCTTCGCTAGAGTTAGGTATTCCGCCAATTTCAATCTCGGTTTTAGATAGTTTAGTTATGTTCTTGTCTGGTCTATTCATTGAGAATCCTCTATAACCTCTGTTTTTAAAATGATATAACAATCTAGCTTTATTATTCTCTGCTAGTATAGGCATACCATAAAAATGACAAGCCATTAAAACATCCTCAAAAAATATCTCAGCAGTCTGTGGCCTAGCTACATACTCTAAAAAAAACTCATTTGTTGGTCCTTCTGACATGTGAAACGTTGTCATACCATGCAGAGCACCATTAGAGCCACCTCCTCCAACAACACCAGATATATCATAGGGGTCACAACCAAACGCCCCCATATGTTCATTGCCAGGGTATTTTTTTCCATTTCTTGTTATTACGTTATTTCTCAAGTTCTGTTTAGGTATCCAAGATACTAAAAATCTACCATTCTTATCTGGAGTCCAAATAACCTCGGTATCTTTTTCACCATTCTTCCAGTGAAAATAACCTCTAGTCAAAAACTTTTCTTTGATTAGAGAGTCATTATAATCAATCTGCTGATATATCTTGGTTAGGTTAAATATTGATTGCTTTGACTCATCTCTAAATGCGTGAGACTCTGTCCTAGGGAACTGTCTGTAGAATTCATTGAGTGCATCAGAATCAGACTTTAAAGCGTTTACCTCATTGTTCCACCAAGTTATAACCCCAGTTTTTATTATCTCTCCATCTATCCCTTTTACTGGTTTATCTGGATTCTCAAAAACTGGCCATCCATACTCGTCTATATATCCCTCAACGTTCCACTCCATAGGTATAAACAAAGAATACAGTCCGCTCTTTGTTTGATCGTTTGCTGATCTTTGTAATATATTACTATCGTTGTATAGCTTCTTGAAGTTTTCTCCACCCTTTGGAAGAGCATTTGATGTAGAACCCATCATACACTTACCTATAATCTTGGCTCCAAGTCTTAAACAAGTTTTAGTGACTCTCCAGTTATTTAATATGTTCTCTGGCTTTTCCCACTTACCGCTCTCGTCATGCACTAATAGTAAAAGCTTTTCACCGTCATAACTGTTGTCCGCAGTATTCTTCCAGTCTATTGTTGTATCTAGTCCCTCAATATCCTCAGTCTTTTCTTCGTCCATGTTCTTTCTAGTAATTTTACTAGCAGGGACACGAAACGCCAACTCAGTCTTTGGATTATCCATACCGTCCTGAATAGGCTTAAAGAAAAAAGGATAATTTCTGATAATAGGTACAACCTTATCCGTAAACATCTTTTTTGCATCGCTACCTGTTTTTGATAGTATTCCAATACGAGAGTCTCTTACTATTGTACCAGTATTACATGACTCAGCAGAACTCATAAATGAAAATCCAGAACGCCTGTTCTTTAAGTAACACATCCCAAAAGACCTGTTGTCTGCTTTACACGCTTCCCAGTATATGTAGAATATTCTATTAGACTCTCTAAAGTCTGGAAGACCAATATCAATTTTAGTCCACTGTAAATACATATAGTGAGTTCCAGTTATGTACGTAGGTATTTTATTGTTTATAAACCAAAAACCGTTCTCCCTTCTGTCAAACTCCTTCTCTATGTAGTCTACATACTGACCCTTAAATACATTGTCTTTTCTGTTCCAGTCAAAGATTGTTTTAATTTTCTGAAGCTCTTTAGGGTATTCCTCAGAAACCCATCTTGATCCTCTGTCTTCAACCTTATCAGGAACTGATGGTAACGCAACCTTTAAACCACATATGTTATATATGTCTCCTACAGTTCCGTCTTTTGATATAACGACAAGGTCGTATTCTTTATTGTAACCATACTCCCAGTTCTTTCTTTTGTTTTTATTTACAACCGTTGACTTACTTACGTAATCCTCAAGAACTGTGTACAGATTATTTTCCATTTTTTATTTTTGCCTTTCCTTCGGCAAAGCCATGTTTTCCAAAGTCTATTTGAGCAACAGGCTGTTGCGTGTCTTTATTTTCTTCCTCATCAATCTTTCCTAGCATGTATAAAGCATCTTCAAATGCAAGCCTTTTTGCTGATGCTGCATTCTTCAATTTATCGGCAGATATATCGTCTTCTGCATGAGTTATTATTGGCTCTCTTAATACTTTAATAAGCTCATCAACTGCTACCTTAGCTGCCTGTATTAACTCTATTTTCTTAGACATATATTCTTGTTGTACATTCTGTAAAGAACCTCATCGTCTATTCTAAATTCATACTCACTATCTGGAGAAAACGCAACAATGTCTCCCTTGCTAACGTCCATCAATGCATCGTTAAAATACACTAGTTCCCCCCACAAATCTTCTCTCGATCCAATACTTGATATAATTTTATCTTGATTTTTTATGGGCCTAACAAAACAATATGGATAAGGAGACATCCAATCACCATTTGGGTCTTTATATAGGTACAACTGATCAGGCTCTATGATAAAATAATCATCAAACAAATGATGCCAGCTACTTTTTTGGTTTCCCTTCATGTCGTAATAGAACTTAAACACATTGTGATGAACAATAACATTGTCACCACTTTTAATTGGGCCATCATAATTTATTGGAACAGAAATAACCACACCAAGTCTATTAGAAACGGTGTGGTCTTCTTGAGACGTACTTATTATAAAGTCAATATCGCCATACTTACGCACATTGTCATAGCGCTTATCGTTGTAAGGCTTAATTATAAAATGGTATGGAGACTTCATTAGAAATCTATATTATACTCAATAGATATAGGCATTGAAGCAGAGAAACTTTTCCACTTGACAATCTCCTTGTCTTGATTAAGTATATATATAGATATAGATGAATCAGACTCCATGAGTATTGTGTCTATAGAACCATTTCCTCTAAGGACTTCTTGTCCAACTACATAGTGCATAGACTTCATGTAGTCAGGACCTACCGATATTTTTCTAATTATATTCACCTGTTTGAAGATTGATTTTAATGTCTCCATACTTAGACACTAACTCATCTTGAAACTGCGATAAGTCAAATGCAGATGTTTCTAGATTAGCTAATGATGCCATCTTTTGGCTCTTCATTCGTTCAAACGAAACCTCGATGTCAGCGATTTGAAATTTAAGATCTCTGTAAGTTTGATTTAAAGATCTTAGCTTGTCTAACTCTTCCTGAGTGATTTTCTTTTCTTCCATTTTATTTAATTTAAAATTATTTGTTACAAATATAGTAAATATTCGTAATAAATTACATAGATATGTACCAAGTAGTATTAGCGTTATTGTATTGAAAGCATACTGGGGTATCAGCCGTCAATGTAGATGGAGCACCAACTATTGATGCACCTGGGGTAATCCAAGTTGTTGATGGTCTAGTAACAGTAGACATTATAACATACTTTAAACCATCAATGCTTGAACTAGCTGTTGGCATTGTTACAGCAAATGATACGGCTGCTGGAGTACCAGTAAAGTATGTGTTAATATTTGAAATAGTATAGTTTGCTAACGTTCCAGTAGAATCAATCTCTGGAGCTTGAGTTAAGTTTACTACATCCTGTATCTTGAAGTTTACAGTATCTCCTGTAGAATTTTTTGTTCCAAACAACAGGTCATTTACGCTTGGAGTTTTAGTTTGATAGTTACCTGCTTTCATCGTCCTTGTCCTTTATATTTTTTTTTATAGTTCTTTGATGTCTTTAAAAAAGATGTCTTGGTCTTAGCGTGAACGCCAGGCCTTTCAACGTGTTTTTTTTCTACCTTACTCGCCTCTAAAATTTTTTTACTCATCTGTTTCTAAGTGTAAAGTTAATAAAAGTAATCGAATAAAAATTTCTGTACATGTCTATGTCAATAGCAAATAATCTAATTGGTCCAATAGTTATTCTTAAACTTAAGTTTCCCCAAATTTCTTTTAGCCAATGATTTCTAAACTTCATAGTTTTTGTAACATTTCAATCATTCTAGGACATGGGTATATGTCGCTCTTATCCTTTCTTACCGAGTTGTGGGTATAAATACCAGGAATTCCTTTAAATGCGCTCTTGTCAATATCAAATATTTCTGATCTATAATCTTTGGGTATGTTATATGTTTCACACAAATACACCAAAAGCTGTCTTGTAGACTCTATTTGAGCGTCAGTATATTTATACCAATAAGTATAACCCTTGTATGGTTTTTCTAGTTTAGTCACCATTGAAGGATCAACAGATCTATTTACGTAGTTATAATATTTTCCGTCTTTAAGTTTTAGAGGCCCCCAGTTGCACACCTCAATACCAACTGATAACTTATTTAAGTTTTGGTATTTAGCTCCGTTCTTGACAAAGTCTTCTGAATCTATACCTAAGTGCCAAGCCCAATGTCTAGATGAAAAACACTGAACTATTGTTCCTCGTTCTCCAATGACAAAAGCAGTAGCTATCCTAATGTCGTTACTGTTCCAATACTTTGATACCGCAACAGCATCACCTCCTCCAGCTGTATGGTGTAAATATATTTGAGTCTTAGGGCTATCTTCAGCAAAATACTGATCTTCTGATAGTCTAGACTGTACTATTTTTGTTGTATCTAGCTTCATTAGTTTTTAATGTCTTTATAAGTGTCCGATACTTTTTTCAAACCATCCTTTAATTTTTTTACTGTATTGAATGCTGTTTTTAAAACATTATTGCCAGAGATATCAAACCAGTTTTCATTAATAGATGTAAGCTCTATTATTGCAAATATTCCAAGTAGAATGTTTGTAAATATTGCAGGAGTTGTAATTACAAATGAAAAACCTAAAAACTGAAGAAAACTATTTGCAAAAGGAGTAAGTGCGTAATAGTCTAAAGGAAAAATAGCTCCTGCTGTAATATAATAACCAAGAGCTTTGTATGTATATCCTTGCCTAAGTATTTTAGACTTAAAAACATCTCTATACCTTCTGTTGGTATCTATGGCTATTTTACGCAAAGAGATTAATTTAACTAAAGTATCAATTAATATGACAAACATAAGTATCATTGCCATTAACTCTACGGGAGCAAAAAAAGACGTTATCGTTAAAAAAAATAAAGACAACTTTGTTTTCATATTCTAGAAAGTTTATTTTTGATAATTCTGTAGATTACATATAATAAAATTAAAATCCACAATATGCCACCACTCCAAGCTAAAAATATAGTAAATCCAGGGGTATATTTTATTTTTTGTGGCTTTAATGTTTTTGTTACTAACTTTGTTTGATATATAGTATTTCCAGGTATTGTTTTGTAAACAGTATCTGTCTTAGCTATAACTTTATATTTATTACTTTTCAATCTTGCCTGTAATTTTAGTATTGTACCATCTTTTTCTGATAGTCTACTAGCGTATACATTTCCTAATGAATCACAGAAAAGAGTATCCTCAATAAAAACAGTTTCACCAGGAAGCTCTATAGTTGTATCGCGATACTCAATAATTGTAACTGTGCTATCTTTTTGAACACAGAGAGGGCAATACTTCTCTAGCTTTCTTTCGATAGAACAAGAGAAAAATAAGAATATTGTAGATAATATAAGTATATACTTCATATCCACAAAGGTAACTAAAATATGCTTATTTTTTTATATGTCTTTTAATAACTCTTTAGGTACGCAAACCGTAGTACCTTCGGTAGTAAATATGTGAACATATATATCATCAATCTCCTCCCATTCGGTGAAGGTGTAGGTAATATCGTTGACTGTTACGCTATGCATATAGTAATACTCTAAATTGATCAACCGCTGCAACATCTCCAGCATTTTGGCATTGAGTGGTCCATATTAAATAATAGTTTAAGGCAGGATTAATGGTAAAAGTTAATAGTGTGGATGCTGTACTTTCAGTGCCTGAAGCTGTATTTTGATACCTTAAAGATGTACCTGAACAGCTGATACTTTTCTGTGCTAATAAAGCCTGTTGAATACCTCCTCCATTAAGGGTAACTATGCCACTCATTGTACTTGCACCTGTTAATGTATTGGTTTGGTTTATATAAAGCCTGCTGTATACCTGCCCTAAGTTACCTGATACCCTTGCAATTCTCCATGATAACTCAAGCAAAGAGTCTGATGTCAAAGTATTGGCAGGTATTAACAATGATTTAGAGATATTAATCAAAGTACCTGATGTGGTAGTACCCACAGTACCAGAATAACCTAATACTTGCGGACTAATTCCACTACCTGTAACAGTTAGGTTTCCACTACCAAGTACGGAAGCTCCGTTGATGGTCTTGATATTAGTACTACTAACTAGTGTAGGCTGTATACCAGCATTTGATAGTGATTTATTTTGCCAAAGATCAGTAGCTTGATCGTATTGTATTATGTCATTATCAGCAAGTCCAGATATCTGAACGTCATGTAACTCCTCTATTTCATATCCATTTTGCACCCTAACGTACATCCTTCCAGCGCTACCATTGTTGGCTGTTGTAACAAATCCGAGATATACCAAGTGATTAGGAGCCGATGGCTTTACATTAGTTATTGAACCTGCCGTTGGGCCCAAGTAAACAGGATCTCCATCTGCCCATGTAGACGTAGGAAGAATACTAAGACCGTCTAGCTGTCCGTTAAGTATAATAAATCCCTTCTGATTGGCTCCAATTGATGCAGACAACACTAATCCTACTGTTTGTGCTGATGTAGCGTCAGTAGTGTTGTATGCAAGCTTAACCTTTAGTCTATCACCTTGTCCTCCAAACGCATATACAGGCTGACCTTTAGTTATGGTTATTGACTCATCATTTGTTACATATGCTAATAGTGTATTTGGAGAAGTTCCAATTACTTGAAAAACATTTAACGTTGAATTGTATACACAAATCATTTCAGCTCCATCCTCAATGTCTCCACCTATAATTTCTCCATCATTGTTTCTGTACAGAGAAACAGCTCCTAGTCCGTTAATGTTTAACGTTGATACCGTAGTATTACCATTAGTGAATCTAACTAGATAAGCATCACCATCAGCATAAGAAGTTGCTCCAGCAATTGATACGGTGTACGTGTCAGTTCCACTAGCTGTTCCGTGAGGTATACTTCCTGATCCACCTCCGCCAGATATAACTTTAGGCTTGCCGTCTGGACCATTTACCTGTAATCCTTTTGGTCCAAATATATATCCATTTGAGTCAGTTACTTGCATCTAAGGAAAGATAAGTTAGGGCCCTCTTCTCCACTAATTATAAATGTAGTATTAGCGTCTGTAGATGTTGCTGTTATCTGATCTCCAGGATGTAATATATACACCATGTCATCAGTAATTGTATCACCGTGATTAAGTGAAACAGAGTATATGTCTACAGTAGCAGCAGTTGATGATACATACTTTTGAAGCGTAACATCATAGTTGGTTACAGAGTTTGAGAATCTAATATAGTTTATAGCACACACGTTCTGTGGCTTGCACTCGTACAATATAGTGCTAGTTACACCAACATTACCTTCGTTGCTAATAAGAGCCATACTACCAAAGTGCTACGATACCAGTTGCTGATGTTGTAGAAGCAAATACTCTGATAACTTGGATAGGTAATACAACTCCAGCAGGAACAGAGTTAAAGGTAACATCATCACCGCCAGCAGTTAAAACTCTAATAATACCTCCAGATCCAGAGTACAAAACACACGGCCAAGTCTCTGTTGGATATCCAACATAAGGAATATTGTCAGTGTCGCTAGGTGTTACTACCGCAGCTCTAGATTGTTGTAGTTTTTGATATGCCATCTTTAGTTATTTTTTATAGTGTTTAGTGCATTTAAAATGGCCACTATATCAGACAAGCTGTATGCTCCCCTTTTTGTGGCCTCGTCCAAGGCTCTTTCAATTATTAATATTGCTTGTTCTTTTTCCATTATTAAGGTATTAATTGAATTTTGTATGGGGTTCCGTTAACATCAACCTTAATGTAGTCAGTACCAGCAACATTGGTTACTAAATCAGATGTAACTGATAACGATGCTTGAGAAACATCTGCGTTGATGATTCCAAACTTAGTGGTTGCTCCTCCAAATTTGTACATACTCGAAAAACAATCAAACTCCAAACGACTTACTCCACCCAAATATAAACTTAAAAATTCACCTCCAGGAGATGAATTATCTAAGCTCATACCCCAAGATGGACCAGAATTACCAAATATATCACCAATGTATGCGTATGAATTTGCATTACCAGTCTCTCCGTAAATATTAAGTAAATTAGATGAAGACTGATAAGTAAAATAAAGTCCAGCATTATAGTTACCAGTTAAATTTGTACCACCAAGTCCAGTTATCTCTGATAAACTTGAATCTACAAGACTTCCTAGAGCAGTACCTTTGGGAATAGTGTTTAGTGTAATAGGAAATGTCCCACCACCAACGGTCTGAGCAAAGTCCTCAATGGTAAATGTTTGATCGTTAGAGTTGACTAACGCTGAACGTCTGTTGACAACGGTTGTAGGCTTAATAGCCTCAAACTTTGTTCCTGCTGGTATATTTACTGGCATATTTTTTCTTTTATAAAGTTATTATTTCTTAGTACTCTTTCCGTTTGCCCCGTTTCTACCCCTATTGATAGAAGGAGACTCAAGTACAAATTTACCATTTTTTTTCATACTAACATCTGGGCCTCCCTTTCCGTCAATATCTCTTTTTCTTCGTTCTCTAGTGTGCTCTGCCCTATACTTCTTCTCAGACTCACTCTTGTTGAGTTCCCTCTGATACTCCCTTCTCTTCTCCGCTGCTTTCGGGTTGCTTGCGTAGTATTTCGATGTTTTGCTCTGTCCCATAAAATATCTTGTTAATTAATAGGTTAGGGTTGTTTAACATTTCTTTTCTTTCATTGCATCCGCAGTCCTCTCCAGCAACCGCCTTTACAACTTTTTCTATTCCAGTGGCCTTGGTTATTGCGTGTATAGTATCACCAAATCCGTAGTGCTTTTTAATTATAATCATTTCCTGTACTTTGCTGTTTTCTTAGCTATTGATTCAGGCTGCTTAACAACGCTTCCAGTTCCTCCACCCTGTCTCTTGGCCCTTGTTGTTGCAGCATATTCTGATGGGCTTAACGACTCAATAGCCTTTTTTGGTAGGTATCTCTCTCCAGTCTCCTTGCTTGGCTTGCCACTCTTGGTGGTCCATTCTTGTTTTGTCCACTTGGATAAACTGTTTGACTCAGACTTCTTTCCCTCGTACTTTCCTCCAGACTCTTTATATTTAGCCACAGCTATCTGAGCCTTTCTAGCTGACCACTGACCTGCGTCACCGCCCTTTGTGCCTGACTTAACGCTAGACACAATTCGGTTCCATAGCTCTGGATTTTTCTTTTTTGCTACAGACATTTTATGACCCTTTAACCCACTTCTTACTTGGTGACGCTGTTTTGCTTGGCGACCACTTGACCTTGTCGGCCCAGTATGCAGCGCTCATCTTTCCCTTTGAAATGTTTTTTGCGTGACGGCTTTTAAACGCCTCTCTCTGACCTGCCGTTTGATTGGTCTTTACTCCCTGCTGACCAAAACGAATAGTCTTAATTTCGTCACCCTGCTTCGCCACAACAATGTGACTTTTTGTTGGGTGACTTGGAGTTCTTTTCGGTTTATTGAACCCCTCAACACCAGCTCGTTCTAGCCTAGGGTCTTTCATTTTTTCTTGGCCATTTTTTTCATGGCGGCTTTCATTCCGTACTCCTTGATCATCTCCTTTTTAGATTCAGACTTTTCGTGCTTCATCTTAGCAGATTTGCTGGCATACTTTTCGCCAGTCTTTTTTTCAGTTACCATTTTTTTCATTATCTAGGATTTATTTTTTTATCTCTAATTACTCTTTTGACAGGCTGGCCCTCAGCATTGAATCTTGTTCTCTCCATTCTACTTCCCCCACCAGGCATGTTATATCTTTCAGTCTCAACCATTCCGCCACCAATAGTAGGTCTCTCAGTCATAGTACCCTGAACCTCTTGTCCATCAAACTCACTTGATATATCATATCTTCTTCTGTTAAGAATATCAATGGCGTTGTTTTTAAATGGAACACTATTGTAATAATTATCGGCAGCATCCATCATGGTTTTTTCAAAATTTGACACAGCGTTAATTCTATCTCTATTCATTAAGTTAGCATTTCGTGCATCAACAGCTGGAGATTTTCTTGTTTCAACCATGAAATCCTGAATAACACTTTTTGGCTTACCGCTTTTTGGACCAGTCGTGGTCATAGTCGTTCTATTTTTCATAACTTTGTTTTTGAAGTACAAATATAATAAAAATGAGAATAATAAAAAAAAAGAAAAGACGTGCAGATGCCATATACTATGGCAGAGATACTAAGTATGATTTTCTTAAAAATTGGGGCGTAATTAGAAAATGGGCCATATATCAGTACGGGCTTAAGTCATCGGCAGACATAGATATGCTCATGTTTTTGTACTCAGAAAAATTATTTACACGATCAAAGTTTAACGAGTATGCATCCTTTATGTCGTGGGATAGAAACAGATTTGACAGACTACTTAGCGATGGATTTATCTCAATATGGAGAAAAAGAAAGTACGGAGAGTACAATCTTTACGAGCTGTCGTTTCAGGCTAAAAAAATGATTGCTAGTATGTATAGAAAGCTAATTGGGCTAGAACCCTTCCCAGAGACACCAAGACGAAACAAGGTTATGAAACCAAGCGCATCTTACTCGGAAAGAATGCTAGCCCACGCTATAAGAAGGTTTAACTCTGAGTTTAAAGAACGCAAACAATATCCTTCTCTTGAACAACAGTAAACCTGCTGTTGTCGATTACTACCTCGTAGGAGTGAACCTTGTCGTACATAACCTTGTCTCCTTTTGACATTCCAGTTACGTTAATTCCTGGCTCGACTATTACACCGTAGTGATAACGCATGTCTTGGTATTCATCACCACTGAGTATTAGTCCGCTCTTGGATGTTTTTTGTTCTACAACCTTCTCGATTAGTATAAATTTATTTAGGACTCTCATCTGCTCTAATGTTTGTTATAATTGCATTTGTACTCATTATTGTGGTGGCAACAGACACGGCGTTTAAAAGAGCGTTCTTCGTTACCTTGGTCGGGTCAATAATACCCATCTTCATCATGTCTCCAAACTTCTCAGCCTTTACATCGTATCCATGACCTTTTTCAAATATGCCCATCTCTATCTCGTGCGGATTCTTTCCAGCGTTAACTAGTATCTGACGAAATGGTGCAACTAGTGCCTCTGACATTATCTGTGAAGCTACATCATCGTCTGAAAAAGCATATTCAGATGCACATTCTAGAAGCGCTATCCCTCCTCCTGGAAGTATGCCCTCCTCAAGTGCGGCCATAACAGCGTAAACCGCATCATCAATCCTATCCCTTTTCTCCTTCTGCTCAATGTCGCTCTGTGCGCCAACATATATTACACCAATGCCTCCAGATATATTAGCAATACGCTCCCTAATAAACTCCCTATCAACATGATCGTCTGTCTGATCCATCATTGACTTAAGCTCTTCTAAATGATTATCTATGTCCTGCTTAAAATCAGCGTGATGCATAAATACCGTCATGTCTTTTTTTACAATGACCTTTGAAGCTTTTCCAAGGTCGCTTAGTGTTGCAATAGACAAATCATCACCAGTATCATCGCTGAAGTACGTGCCTCCAAGAGCAACAGCTAAATCTTTTAAAAGGTCTTTCTGTCTGTAACCAAACGATGGAGGAATAATATTGCAAGCCTTAATCTTTCCTTGGTAAACGTTAACGTTCAACGTCTGAAGAGCGTTAGGTCCCAAAGTACCAATGATTAATAATGACTTGCCTTGTGAAACAATAGGAGCCAATATTTTCTCTAGGTTAGATATATTATTTATCTCGTGGTCACAAATCAAAACGTATGGGTTCTCAAGAACACACTCCTGCTTCTTTTGATCATTAACAAAATATTGAGAAGTGTATCCCCTCTCAATTCTCATGCCGTTAATAATCTCTACACGAGTCTCAGAGTTCATACTGTTCTCTACGGTTACAAGAGATACCTCTGAAAATGCGTCACCAATCATCTTACCAAGATCATTGTCGTTGTTTGCCGATATAGCCGCAACATCGTACAGCCTTTTTCCGTTAACCTTTTTAGACATCTTGTCAAGCTTGGAAATAACTCTCTTTGTGATGTCATTTATTCCCCTTATAACCTCAGTAACGTTGTCATTTTCTTTTAAATACTTGTCAGAAGCGTCAATAATAGCCTCTGCCAACACAATAGACGTTGTTGTTCCGTCACCTGCAATGGTAGCAGTCTTGTCCGCAGCCTGCCTCATCATCATTACAGCTAGATTTTCAGTTGGGTCGTACAGATTGATTGACTTTGCTACAGTTACACCGTCCTTTGTAACTGTTATTCCTCCAACATGGTGCTCGGACTCAATTAAAACTGTCCTTCCTCTCGCTCCAAGTGTACTTTTTACGGCTCCAGCTATCTTTTTGATGCCAGATTTCAATTTTTTTTGGCCTTCATCACCAAAATGAATCTCTTTTACTATCATTTTAATTAATTTTCACCAAAAATAAGCATTTTTCACCAAAAAAAAATCGTTTTTAAATAAAAAAAGGGCCGAAGCCCTTTATTTTTTTTATTCAGTTATTTTTTCTGATCGTTTTGTGGCCCTCTGTATTGGCTTTGCACCAACCCTTTCTCTCATCTTGTTGTTTAGAGTAGCAAGCTGCCCGAAAATAGTGTTTCTGTTTGCTGCATTTTCTCGTTGGTTTCTAAATGTCTCCTGTTTAGAAATATCTTCATAAGAACCCGAGTATCCTTTAAGGTTAGACGCAGTATAATATTTATTTTTAGATTGTTTTTGATCGCTAGTAGACAAAACGTTATATCCACTAGGCATTTTTTTATCTCCATCAAGAGCCTGTGTCCAGTAATTGAATCCTTCCTCGTTCATTTTTGGTCTTGCTCCCTTTTTGCTTTGTCCAACAATATTACCTTGTTCGTCCTTAAGATTTCCTGTATAATATTTTTCCTGTACTTGCGTTTTAGGAGTAACCATTTCAGGAGAAGATGTAACTCCAGTTACGTTTTCTCTTCCTGCATATCTTTTTGCTTGTCTGGCTTGTTTAACTCCGTACTTAGCTTCAGACCACTCTCCTGCTTCCATTGACGCTCTTTTATCTTGGCGAGCCTTTTGAAGAATACCCTTCATCTCCTCCTTGGTTTTGCCTCTAAAAGACTCTCCACCGTACTCTCCAGACATATACACCTCGGCTAGTTTTTTCTCTCTGTAGTATCTACCTTCGTCCTTAACCTTAGCTCCATGTATTGGTTGAACTTCTACCTTTCTTAAGGCTGGAACAGTTTTTCCTTTTTTTGTGATTTTAGTGCCTAATACAGTCTTTGTCGTTTTATAAGATTTTGATGGAGCCTCATAGCTATAGTCAGTAACCCCAACATTTTTAGTCTCAACCTCCTCGATAGGCTTCTTAGGCTTAGGAGGAGTAGGAGTAGGAGGTGTTGGGTCTTCTGTCTTGTCTTCTTTTTTTTGTTCTCTAAGAGAGCTAACACCGAAGCTTTCTCCTGAACCAAATTTTACGCCTATATCAACTTGACGATCAAGCCCCTCTTGAGATGGCTTATATGATTTCCACCCTGGAACACCCTGAATAGCTTTATTGTATTGTTTGCTACCTTTTCTAAAATCTAATTGAAGCGCAATGTTTTTTTTAGTAGAACCAATATTTCCTACCTGTTGTATAATTGGCTCTTCATATGTTTTATCATCCAATCTATCTGTAGCTCCTTCTAGGTAATCCCTTACCTCTTTTGGAAGACTTGAATATCTGCCACCTGTTGGTTTTTCTTTAGTTCCTCCTTCTCCAAAAAATTCAGTATCAAGTTTTTTTTCTTGATACATTTTTCTAATATCTGGCCAACTAGAAACAGTGCCCCCGTCACCAGGAAGCTTTTTACCATATACATCTGGGTCTGCTACTCTAGCCCTAGTAATTGGGTCCTCAGTTTTTGGTTTAAACCTACCATACTTCATCATTGCCATTTTAAAACAAATTTTATAATTAATAAATTAATCTGAACCTCGTAAAAGTCAAACTCACTATCCTTCGAGTAGTACTCAAAACCGACATTCAGACCGATCGATAACATGTTGTGAATCTCTATCAACATGACACAAAGATATATATTTTTTTTGATTTTTAGATGTGTTGAGTTTTTGGGTAATGGGGTGGATTGACGCTGGCCAGGCTGTCGGGAAAACGGTTTGAAATTCAATGGGGGGGTCTTGATTTCGGATATTTGTCTTGGATTTTTTGGCTTTTTGGTAGGCTAATGCAACTCAGTTGCGATAGGCTGTTCGTTGCGCCCAGTATGTATATACATAGTTGTTTATGTACGTTGACTTATGTATATATATAGTAGCAAACCTACATGTAGTATAACTTGTATTATGTTAAATAGAATTAACATTCGTTAACATTTGCTGTCGGTCGGTCGGCATGTCGGTAGGTCGGTCGGTCGGACGTATTATATATATTCTTAACGCAACATCGTTGCACCTAGATGTATGGCGTTAGACCAGTCGCCATTGCAAAATAAGTTACATTTTTCACGCAAATAATGTGTAATACTCTAAAACCCTTATCCACATTACGTTTCATGCGTTTTTAATGCGTCTCAAACCCGTCCGAACTACGTAGATGCGTCTACGTGTTTCTACGTAAAAACTACGTAATTTGATGTTTTTCTCGTAACAAAACAAAGCATACTTGCGTTAACATTGGTGTACGGCAAACGAGCCGACAGCGATTGACAAGCGACACACATGGGGGACTCAATTACGACTCTTAGTTCTAGCAGTCACTGCGACAGAGACTAGATGAAAGTAATAAGAGCTTAGGAGAGGCCTACTGAGAAAGAACATGACTGCGATAAGCGAGCTACATAGACTGAAATGCTTAGTTTATCAGTCAATCAAATAATTGACATCTTGGTAAGACAATAAACATTAACGGGGTAGGTCAGACCTAGTGTAGTACGGGGTAAGTATAAAGACTCCTCAAAGCTACGGCAATCATTACACTACTCAGGTGGGTGATGTCAAAACCATGCATAGCATAGGGATAAAGAAGAGAGATGGCAGTTTCACGTGGCCATCAAAAACTTGGTGCTGTTAGAATAACTAATTAATAGGAGTAATACCTACAGCACCGCTAACCAATAAAACAAGTAATCATGTCAAGCAAAATCATCAAAATCGAGGGAATCTTCGAGGTATGGGGATTCTTTAAGAATGGGGTGCTAGTTCGAACAACAAGAGTAAGAATCCCATTTTCACATCGTTAATTAACCTTTAAAACAAATAACCATGAAAGCAGTAATTTTTTCAATCGGTCTAGCCATGACCATAATCGGAGTAGTTGTACCTGTGACATCTAGCGTAACGGGATATATGATGGATACACACGAGCATGCGTTAACCATATTCGGCATCTTAGTAGTAGGTCTATCCTTAGGTGCTGTATTAATTAAAAAGTCTAACATTTAAAAAATAGAAACCATGAATACTTACTATATAGCTGATGAATATCAAGGTCAGCGCACAGGAACGTATCAAGAAATCAAGCTATCCAAGAAGGAAATCACGCTGGATAGATTCGGCAACAAGACGTACAACGGGAAATACCTGTACGAGAGTTTATACAGCGTACTCAGAGCAATTCAATCGTAAATTAAAACCTAGAAACCATGAGATACCATTTGTTCATCGATACTGGAGGAGACAACAACATTGTAACCATTAAAATAGCATCATCAGACGACTTTAAAGTAATGATATCAATGTCCAATGCGATATTGAGCAACAACGAAATGATTCAAGAAACTATCATCAAGGACGTATACACATCCAACATGGTAATATACGGAAAGGACAGAATTTACTCAAAACAATATTAAAAACTAGAAATCATGAATACACAAGAATTTATCGAAAACGAAATCAAATATGTTGTGCAGGATATCGAAAATATTTCAAAGATAGTTAGTGTGCAAAGCAATGAATTTAATGGTGACCATCAAAGCGAGATGACATTGCTATGGAACATGAGTGTTCTAAAGGAAAAGATAGACGAGTTAAAAGAATTAATTAATTACAAATCAAATAACAAATAGAAATCATGGAAGAATTAAAAGGAATCCTTAAGAGACAGCTAGAGATAGCTAAAGTTAAAAGGGAATTAGCTGAGAAACAAGGAAACGTAGATAGATACAACTACTACGACCACAAGGCATATTTACTTGCAAAGGTAATTGATGAGATATCTTACAAAAACACAACTAAAAACTAGAAATCATGAACTACAAAAAATTAATGTCATACGAGCCAACAAGCTACGGCAAAATGATGAACGACAAAGGTCAAGAAATTGAATTCTACGAGCATCCAATCTATGGTGATGAGGTGCAAGTAATATGCGTATGTCACGAGCTAGAACTAGCTGAATACAGCACGTTCTTCGAGACTGATGACATGGAAGCGGAGCATGGTGAATATCAACCATGGTTCGATGAGAACGGAAAGCTATACATGGGACAATTTGAAGCATAACAACTAAAAACTAGAAATCATGAAAGTGAAAGCAAAAAATAAAATTGAGGCATTAGAGCAATACGGAATAGAGCGTATATATTTCAAAGGGAGTAAACCATATGGATGCATATGGAGCATATACATATATCACGTATATGCAATACGTGTATCATATGGATTATATGAAATAGTTATGACTAGAGTAAATTAATTAACCAATAAAAAATAGAAATCATGAAAACAGGAAAAATTTTAGACAACGTAGGATTCCGTAAGATGGACGGAACAATAAGAATACTAACCATCAGAGAGCAATTAATCCGCAACAAGCAGTTCGTTGGAATCAACGACATCAAGCATCCGATGTTGGGAGTAATCTCTGTTGATCGATCGAGAATTGACGAGCTACTGAAGTACGAGGAAGGTCACCTAATCAGATTCAAAAAATCAATGTTCGATGGTAACCTATGACATAATCATCGCCACCATTCGTGGTGGAATGAAAACAATTCGCAAGACATTCAACAACGAAAACCATTATGACAATTGGTACAAGTTCATGAATCGTCAAGGTATAAAAATAGTAGATACTTTTAAAATTGATTAAGATGAATACAGGAGGATATGTTTATCTGAGAATAAACGAGAACTACACAGCCACAATACGTGACCTAAAATCATTTGCTAACTATCTACGTGATGTAGGAGACACAGACGATGTGTTCGGAGAAGTCACAGCAATATCCAATGTAAGCAAACTTTTTTTACATAGAATGAACGACATTATAAACGAGCACAAGAAAAGACTGAACAAGAGATTCATTGGGAAAGAGACTCAAGTCAAAAGGAATCAAGGAATCAGAGATGCCGTAGTAGTTGGAGCGAATGGTGAGCACCTGTTAATTGAGTACGAGATGCCTAACGGAACGACAGCGCTCAATATCATAGACGAGATGTCCAGCGCTGATGAATACAAATCCATCACGTATAAGAACGCAATGTCAAAATTTGAGATAGATTTTAGTTTATTAATTAATAACCCACAAAAACACAAGTAATGAAACGTAACTTTAAAATCAGATTCCACCTTGGGCAAGGTGAGAACTACATGAAGTGGAGAGTGGAGGACGTGACCACTAATAACGTTTGGTTCTTCGAGCCATCTAACTTCCAAGCACTAATCGTGAACGGCAAACTTCAAAATTATCCTTCTACCGCCAAAAAAATCAACGATGGTGCTAACAAAACTGTTTGTGCATGGATTATGGCTGAGGACGTTATGCTGTATCCTACCGATAACCTTTGGATGAAGGGACAGGTAGCGTACAATCCACGTTTGATGCCACATTGGATAGACAACAACGGAAACAACGTTGACAAGCAAGAATTCGCAGAGATGCACATTGTAGAACGTAAAATATTTACACCATGAAAACAAATCAAGCAACATTAAGAAAAATAAAAACAATCCTTGAAGAATTACGCCAAGAAATTCGGCAAGGTACAATAAGCTATGGAGAGATAGTTGAACTACATAGTTTAAAAAAATACATTGAAGAGGGTGATGTTGAACTGCTTGAATGGGCAGGAGTAAATGAATTTGAAAACGATTAAAAACTAATAACCATGAAAACATTATTTGCAGTACACCATGTGTTCGATTGCCTAGACTACAACGAACACTACTACTTCACATCGTTTGCTGAAGCATTCGATAGGCTAACCGACATAAAGAATTCCATACAGGAACACCTTTTCATTGAGGAGGTATACACCGATCATCAAATGGATTTTTATGTTCATCTTGACGATGGACTACAGCGAGTATACATAGAAGAAATTAACCTTTAAATCATAATTAACAATGGACATGATTGATAAACTAATGGCATACGAGGAGGGTATGCTAGATGGAGCAGGTATGGTGTACCTGTTCGCTGAACTAATCAAGATAAAGCAAGCGTGGAGTCTACAAGGTCACTACGGACGAATGGCACAACGATTCATAGATGCAGGGATAATTATGCCCAATGGTGACATAGATGAGATGCGAGCAATAGAGTACGGAATAGAAATGTAAAAATGTTTAACTAATAAAAACTAATAACCATGGAAAATTTATCAGATTCAAGACTAATGGCAATAGCTAACGCAAAGTTAGTTTTAAAGCAAGCAGGATACTACGTAGACAATCTATGGAGCATCCATGACGTAAAGGATGACAGCCTAACTGACGAACAAAAGATGAAAGCGTTAGACATGGCACTAACAAATGAATACACTACAGAGCAAATATTTTATGCTATAAGTGTAAGCGTAGAAATAATAACCGAAAAAATCAAGTAACCATGAGCAAGCTCAGAGAACAGCTAGGACTGATGCATGACATCAGAGTCAAGGCAAACATAAACATCGTGACGTGTGGTCACTGCGATGCGATACTACTACACCACATGGATGAAGAAACAATCATTTGTTACTCATGCATGAGAGACATGGACATCAGTGATTGTCCCGACTACTTTTACGAAGGAATGCCAGAATTAAACAATGAATAACCATGGAAGAATTAATCAAAATTATTCTCAAATACGAGAAAGAACTAAGAGATGAAAAGGACGAGCTAACTGAAGCATTCGGTCACACAGACCCATCAGCAGAATGGTCAACCAATCGTTGGCTCGTTATGGAAGAACTATTAACCAAATTAAATTTAAAACCGCTATGAAAGATCAAATTTTATCAAAGGGCAACAGAATGTTTTCTGTAACCTTTATCAAGAAAGATGGTTCTATTAGAAGAATGGTCGCTCGACTAGGAGTTCGCAAGGGAGTAAAGGGTGTAGGCATGTCGTTCAATCCATCTGACAGGGGACTAATGGTCGTATTCGACATGCACAAGCGAGAGTTCCGAATGATTAACTTGGAGACTATTGTAGAACTTAAATGATGATTGTGATGAACCTAATAATTTTTAGCCAAAAAACTAAGCTGGACGGCTTTGCGTTTTACAACATAAAGACTGGGGACTTTGAACCCTCATCAAGCTTATCCATCATTGATGGAACAACTAAGGAGTACAACGGAACGGATTCAATAAGGCAGAACGTAAAGTCATACGTATTGGAAAACATAGAGCTTCTTTACGACAAAGACAACTACTTGTCAAGCAGAATACATAAAGGTAACTTAAGACTATTTATTTCAAAAACATGAAGAGAGTATCAAGAATCGCCATGATATCCATACTGGGCGTATGGGTGCTAGGCAGAAGCAACTTAGAAATATCGGACGAACTACATACCTATCTGACAATCAGTCTGTTAGGCATGAACATTATGGTTTTAGTGTTAACACATGACGAAAAATGTTGATTTTTTTTCAACTTAACACAAGCCAATCTTCTGTAAATCAATGGATTAACTAAAAAAATGTCGAAATGTCAATTTTTCAACCAAAAAATCGTAAAATTAAAATATCGCTATATAATACTATATATATATATATTTTTTTTTTATTTACTAATTGGTATATAAAAATTAACATTTTAACATTATCCTAGTAAAATCAATGGTTTCAGAAAAAAAAATCGACATAAAATCAACATTTATTAACACAAATCAACATTATGAAAGCAAAAGTAAATCCATTCTATCGGTCGGTAGTCCTATCGGTAGACGATGTAGAGCTATCTGAGATATTCTTCGACTACACGGACGAGTGGGAGTCAAGGGAGATAAACGGCAAGATGTACGACATCCATTTCAACTACCAGCCAAAGGATTCGTACAAGAACGAGAAAGAGTGGCTGATGTCGTTGGTATCGGTTTACTTAGTTGGAGACTGGACAGAGGAGCACTACTCCAGGAACTTAATAACCGAAGTAAAGCTAGAGCTATGAAACCAATAGATAAGGCAATGTCTTTAATGGATAGGCTAAAAGACAAGGAGAGCGCAATAATTGTATGCAATGATTTGATTGGATTTTGGGAACGAATAGACACGACATACAGCAGGTCAAAGATATATTTTTATGAGAGGGTCAAACAAGAAATAATAAAGCTATGACAAAGTACCTAATTAAATTTGTACAGAGGGGTGAATCTTCTGAGGTAAATATAACTTGCAAGGACGAGACTATGGCTGTCATATTTTTTGAGATGGCATTTCCAGATGCAATTATATTGTCGATTGAAAAGAGCTTAGTTCAAATCATAACAACAAAGCCATGTTTAAACTAATAAAATACACAATAGTATGGATAAGTCAGAATTTAAGTATACCATTTTGGGTGGTAGGTCACGTACACTTATCGTTGAACGTGTACGAGGACATCCACGAGATAATTATGTCAATGGGGATGAATATAATAGTATTAATTGGATTTATAATAAGCTATAGAGATGATAATAAATAAGGTAATTTTTTGGGCTATCATGTACTTGATAAGCCTATTCATATCGATCAGGGCAACAACCCAAATTGGTGTATTTATATTGCCCATGATTATATTTAATGCGATATCTGCGCTAACGTTATTATGTTACTTAATTTGTTTAGATTTTGAAAAATGAAAAAAATAATTCTTTCGGCATTTTGTGCTATGGTAGCACACATGTCATTTGCCCAGTCGAACTACTTCTTAGTTTCAAAAGATTATGAGAAGGTGCTAATTGAAAGCAAAAACATAAGTGCAATGTATATCAGGTCTTTTGACAACAAGTCGGACGCTATAAAAGAACACATAAGAGTATTTGGATATAATTTTAAAGAAGCGTTGCCAACAGTAACCAAGAAATGTAACACACCAATATTTGCCAACTTTTTAAGCAAGACCGACTCAAGCGTTTGTATTACAACTTTTGTAACAATAAACGAGGAAGGTGGTTATGATAGTGTGTTTTTGGAAGGAATCAACGAGGACTACTATTTATTTACATGTGACGGAACAGATTACATAAACAGCAAAATTATTAAATAACATGGAACACATCTGGGAATATATTTCGTCAAAGCATAACGACCAAATTTACAGGACTTTAAATAGTTCATGGTACATTGACAAGGGCGTAAAGATAGAGAGGTTTGACAAGGATGGCAAGATCGAGATAATGAACACAATGGTTCAGTCTGACTTTCACGAGCCAATAAGCAGCAACCAAGAGTTTTATTTTGATAAGTACGGATGGGATGCAGGATGCACTAGTGTTCAGATAGACTCGACTGAGACAAAAATAAACAGGCTTTACGCCTTGCTTGAGTACTACGGATTAAACAGCAAGTCTGAGGAGGCTACATGGGCAAAGGAGCAAATTGATAACTTGACGAAAAAAAGACGAGACCTTGTTTTGAAATTAAAAAAAATAATGCAAACTTTGTAATCAATTAAATTAAATATATGGCGCACTGGAGAAATCTAATGAAAGACAACAAGTACATGGGAGCATGGGACTTGGAGGTCAACGGCAAGTACGAGCCGAGGGAGGTAACAATCGAGAAGATATACCAAGACACCTTTGTTGGGGAGATGGGCAAGGAGGACAAGGTATTTGTCAAGCTAAAGGAGTTTGACAAGTCTATGGTTTGCAATCGCTCAAACTTCAAGAGGTTGGAGACATTCTTTAATTCATTCGACCCGAACGACTACATCGGCAAGACAATTGTCATCACGACAGAGAAGGTCAAGAGTCCTCAAGGCTTGGTCGATGCGCTGAGGTTCAGCACTCGTCCATTGCCCAAGAAGGAGCTACCTATGCTGAATGACGATCAGTTGGGCAAGGCAATAGATGCGGTAAAGACTGGCAGGACTACAATCGAAAAGATTAAGAAGCAGTACACCATCACTGAGGACCAACTAAAAATGTTTGGTAATGATTAAGGTAAGGTCGTCCAGCTGTGCTCTCTTGTTTTCTGGCAAGAGAGGAGGACTAACAACAAAACAGAAAGAAAAGCTTGAAGGATTGAAGATGAAGATTAAGCTCACAGAGAAGCAAGCAGAGGAGAGAGACGAGCTTGAGAAGAAGGGTGAAATATCTGACGAGCTGAGTGAAATGGCAAAGACCTACATCGAGGACATGGTTGACGAGGTCGTGTACGGATTCAGGAAGAAGTTTACCACAAGGGAGATGACCAAGGGAATCATGGTGGAGGACGACTCAATCGAGATGTACAACCGATTGTTTTTCACGAGTCACTTCAAGCAGGCTGAGTTTGACAAGTTTTACGAGCTAACCCATGGAGTATCGATTGGCCACCCTGACATTGTTGACGAGTCTAGGCTCATGGTGATTGACATCAAGAGTCCATGGAGCAAGCACACGATGCCGAAGACAATAAAGAAGGCAGACAAGAAGTCAAAAGAGGCTGGTTACGATTGGCAGGTCAAGCACTACTTGTACATGCTACGCAAGATGACCAACATGGACTGGAGAAACGGAGAGATTGCCTACGTTCTTAGCAACACGCCAGAGGAGTTGATTCCAGAGAACGAGGCAGACAGTCTGCACTATATGGATGACTTGGCCGATGAGCTGAGGGTGACAATTGTGAAGGTGGATTTGACTGACGATGACATCGATTGGATGGAGTCTCAGATAAAAAAGGCAGAGACATATGCAAAGGAGTATTTTAACTATCTAAATAATAAAAACAAATGAGTGATTTTAAAATGAAAGGGGTTTTAAAGGTTATAAACCCAGCGGTACAGGTAAGCGAGAAGTTTATCAAGAGAGAGTTCGTACTTAACGAGCCACACGATCAGTATCCACAGGACATCTTGTTCCAGTTAACGCAAAAGAACGTTGACGTGTTGGACAAGTTTGGAGAGGGTCAAGAGGTTGAGGTATCGTTTAGGATTCGAGGACGAGAGTACAACGGAAAGTACTTTAACAACATTGAGGCATGGAGAGTCGAGGCCATTGGCGAAGCTCCCAAGCCAGTTGAGGTTAAGGAAGAAGAGCCGTTACCGTTTTAATCTACTGCTAATCAAGGTGGGTAGTCAATCTACCCACTTTAAATTTAATCAAAATGAAAAAATTATTGTTACTTTTACCATTGCTTTCGTTATCATGCAAGACAGCGTCAAAGTGTGACGCATATACATTGAAACTTAGCCCAGACTGCGACTCGATTATGGTCACAAGGTACAACAAGATGTACATGCCAAAGATACCAGTAGAGGGAGCAAGCCTTCTATCTTTTCACAACATTGATAGGGGAAGCTACAGGCTTAATATGTACAAGAGAGGCAACATTGAAACAATTAAATTTAAAATAAAATGAGCGATATAACAAAGTGCCCAGGGACAGATTGTCCCATGAGACAGAGTTGTAAAAGATTTACTGCAAAAGCTAATGAGCATAGGCAATCATACTTTCTTGACCCACCATACCACATTAATGATGTAGGTTTCTCCTGTGACATGTACTGGGGAGAATTTGCTCAATCAGCTTGGGAGTCACTACAAGAGTCTATTGGAATCACCATACCTAAACTTAAAAAGAACTATGACTTCAATGATCACAAATTGTGACCTATAAGCTTAAAAAACTTTACAAATTTTAAACCTATAAGCTATGAAACAAACAGCAGAACAAATAATAGTGCCTTAAGACGCACTATTTAATTTAACTACATAAGAAAAACCAATAAATGTATAATATAGTGCTATTTACTGCACGAATAAATAAATAATAAGATGAAACAGACAGCAGTAGAGTGGTTGGCACTTTACATTAAAGGAATTACATCTTTGAATTGTGATGAAGTTATTGAACAAGCCAAAGAAATGGAGAAGGAGCAGATGATTAATTTTGCTGAATTTGTAGCAACATATCCAGACAAAAATATAAATATAAATGGGGAGATGTTACATGCTAAATCTAAGTATGATGGTGCTGAAAGAACTATTGACTTATTAGAAACCTTTAAATCAGAATAAGATGAAAGCCAAACTAACATTTAATCTACCAGAAGATAAGTACGAATGGGAGAATGCTATGCGTGCTGATGCTATGTACTGTGTACTGTGGGATCTATCTCAGGAGCTTAGAACACTATGGAAGTATGAGGAGCTAAGTGAGGAGGAGTGGAATATGGTTGAGAGAATCAGAAATAAGTTCTATGAGATACTTGGTGATAATCAAATTAATTTAGACAAGTGAGTGGATTTATAATTGGACTTGTTTACGGAATTTTAATCGGAATATTTATCGGCATCAGTCTGTCTGTTTACCTACTTGAAATGGTCCCGTAGCTCAGTTGGATAGAGCAACTGCCTTCTAAGCAGTAGGTCTTTGGTTCGAATCCAAACGGGATCACTTTGTTTGGAGTTAGAGTTCTTCGGTTAGCCTCCATACGGGTAAAAACTCTACGCACACTGGTATGGCAGGTGTGTGTTTTTAAATCTAAAATTAATACTATGAAATGGGAATCAACATCAACTGCCGACATAGTTGTCGATAGTGTAGTGGAGAGCGTTATCTCTAAAATTAGGTCAAGGTCTAGTGTTGGAATAAAGAAGTACAACACAACAATGGACAGAAAGGATTTGTCTACCGAGCAGTGGATAGTACACTTGCAGGAAGAATTAATGGATGCCACGATTTATTTGGAAAAACTAAAATCAATTTTAAATGATAACCTACTTTAAATCAATCAACGAAACAGATCGTCCGTTTTATGTAGATGTTGATGTTGCTATTGAAAGAATAAAATTTGGAAAATCAAAAGATATAGTAAAAAAGATTCGTTCTGCTGAAACGAAGGAAGAGCGAAACAACATAAAAAAACAGCTTCCATCAATACTATTTTCTGGAGAATTTTCAAGGAGAGCTGACAATGCCATCATAAATCATAGTGGACTAATATGTATAGACTTTGATGGATTTAAAGACGATGAGGAGCTACAGAAAATGAGAATGCACTTGTTTAATGACAAGTACACGTACTGCTTATTTATATCACCATCTGGCGATGGTCTCAAGGTATTGGTAAGAATTCCAAGCGATGCATTAAACCACAAGAATTATTTTTTAGCACTTGAGAAGTATTACGATTGCCCACAGTTTGATAAGTCTTGCAAGAACGTATCTCGTGTGTGCTACGAGAGCTATGACCCTGACATCTATGTCAACGAGCTGTCTGAGGTTTGGACAGAGATGATGAGGATAAATAATAATGTCAAGGTATCTCCTACCATAATCATCAACGATTCAAACGAGATTGTAAGAAGGCTGTCTCTTTGGTGGAATAAGAACTATGGAATGGTAAAGGGACAGAGAAATAACAACCTATTTATCTTTGCATCGGCCTTGAATCAGTACGGAATAAACAAAGATGATGCACTTAACGTACTAATGTCGTATGACGATGGCGACATGGCATCTGAGATTAAGACTATTGTTTGGTCGGCATACAAGAACACCAGCGAGTACGCAACTAAGTTCTACGAGGACATTGACAAGAAGACCGACATAAAGAACAAAATCCTAAAAGGTGTTCCAATCCATGAGATTAAGGATAACTTTAATGACGTTGACGAGGACATCATTAACGAGATGGTCGAGACTGAAGAGTACAACACCTTTTGGTCTAAGAGTAGTAAAGGCAAGATAGACCTAGTGCCACATCTTTTCAGGGACTACCTAAAGGGAAACGGTTTCTATAAGTACTACCCAAGCGGATCAAACAATTTTGTTTTTGTTCGAGTGGTTGACAACATAATTAGCGACACCAACGAGGACATGATTAAGGACTTTGTGTTGGACTATCTTATGGGAATCAACGACATGTCCGTGTACAATTTCTTTGCGATGAACACTAAGTTCTTTCAGGAAACTTTTCTGAACTACGTTCCAAAGGTAGAGCCAAGGTTTATGGTTGACACCATTGACGAGTCTTACCTTTACTTTAAGAATTGTGCTGTAAAGGTGACGAGCGACAATATAAAGATGATAGACTACAAGAATCTTGGTGGATACGTTTGGGAGAAGCAAAAAATTAATAGGGACTTTGTAAAAATAAAATCTGATGATTGTGAGTTTAAGAGATTTGTACAAAACATTTCTGGAAATAATTCGAGAAGGTTTGAGTCGATGGAGTCAACAATTGGTTATCTTTTGCATAGTTACAAGCCTGCTAGCTACTGCCCTGCTGTTATACTTAATGATGAGGTTATTAGTGACAACCCTGAAGGTGGTACGGGTAAAGGGATATTCGTCAAGTCTATCTCGTTTATAAAGAAGATGGTTATAATTGACGGAAAGGGTTTTAGCTTTCAAAAGTCGTTTCCTTATCAGCGAGTACAGGTAGATACCCAGACACTAGTATTTGATGACGTTAGCAAGAACTTTGACTTTGAGAGATTGTTTTCTGTTATCACCGAGGGTATAACCTTAGAGAAGAAGAATAAAGACGAGATACACATACCATTTGAGAGCTCTCCAAAGATTGTTATAACTACCAACTATGCAATAAAGGGGGCAGGAAATAGCTTTGAGCGTAGGAAATGGGACTTAGAGTTTAAGCAATATTACTCAAAGTCTTTCACCCCAGAGTCAGAGTTTGGTCACATGTTGTTCTCTGGATGGGACGATCTTGAGTGGTCTAGGTTTGACAACTACATGATAAAAAACCTACAGCTTTATCTGTCAAAGGGTTTAATCAAGTGTGACTTTATGAATCTTAAGACACGTAAATTTATCGCAGAAACATCTGCCGAGTTTTGGGAGTGGGCTACGTCAAAAGACAATGACTTTGTCAAGTTGAAACAAATATCAATAGGACAAAACATGTATAACAAGTTCACAGAAGAATACCCAGACTATGGTATATACGGAAGGTTTAAGCTATCACACAACAGATTTTATAAGTGGCTAGATGCATTGGGAGAGTATAAGTTTGGAATGAAGCCAAAGATATTTAGAAGCGCTACAGGTAAAACAATTGAGTTTATTGAATATGTTAATGAATTAAAATTTTAATTATGAATATTTGCGAGGCAACAATAAAGGGTAAGATTGATTTTTACAAATTACTTCTTAAGATTACAGCAGATAACGCTAAAAAGTGTGAAGAAATAAATCGTAAAATTGAAGACCTAAAGTCTTGCTACGATTACCTTACCAAGGGCACAAAGATGGATTTTCTTCCAGTAGAGAGCATCGATGCGTTGGTAAGGAAGAAAGGCCTCATGCACAAGAAGCCTTACTGTATTGATCTTGTGGATGAAATTGATTCTTGCGTTCAAAACATTCGAAATGAATTTGCGTGACTATCAAGTAGATATATCTAGGAAGGGTGTAGATATATTGAAAAGTAGTTATATACTATGCTTGGCTATGGAAGTTAGGCTTGGTAAAACCTTTACGTCTTTAGATATATGTAGAGCTTTAGGATTTAAATCTATATTATTTTTGACAAAGAAAAAGGCAATACCATCCATTCAGTCTGACGCTGATAAAATACTTCCTGGCCATGACATAGTCATCACAAACTACGAGAGCATTCACAAGATAGTTAGGAAGGACTTCAATGTAATTATATGCGACGAGTCACACACCATGAGCGCATTTCCTAAGCCTAGTCTAAGGGCGAAGCAGGTAAGGAAGTTGGTAATAGACTGCGGTATGGCAAAGGTAATACTACTTAGTGGCACAATAACTCCAGAGTCTTACTCACAGGTGTTTCATCAGTTTTGGGTTCACCCATTTAATCCATTTAAAAGCTTTATAAATTTTTATAGATGGGCTGACGTTTATGTAGATAAGTTTCAAAAGAAGATAAACGGACTAATGATCAACGACTACTCTAGAGGAAAAGAGAACGAGATAATGTCCGTAATATCCCCTTATACAATTACATATACTCAGAAGCAGGCAGGTTTTTCTACAGAGATAGAGGAAGAGGTGCTGAGAATTAAAATGCCAGACATCATAAAAAAGATTACCGACAAACTTAAGATGGACCTAGTGGTAGAAGGTAATAACGAGGTGATACTTGCAGACACCCCCGTTAAGTTGATGCAAAAAATGCACCAACTAGCAAGCGGAACGATTAAGTTTGAGAGCGGAAAGTCTATGGTCATATCAACCTTTAAGGCTGAGTTCTTGAAGTCGCATTTTGCGACCAAAAGAATAGGTATATTTTACAAGTTCAAGGAAGAGCTAAATGCCATTAAGACTGTATACGGGGATGATGTTACTACTGACGTTGCCGAGTTTGATACTGGAAAGTATAAGGCCATAGCCCTACAAATAGTATCTGGTCGTGAGGGAATATCGTTAAAGAATGCTGACTACCTTGTGTTTTATACAATTGACTTTAGTGCCGTGAGTTATTGGCAGGCAAGAGACAGGATGACCACAATGGATAGGTTAAGTAACAAGGTTTACTGGGTTTTTGCTGAAGGAAGTATTGAGAACGACATATACAGGTCGGTTAAGTCAAAAAAGAGTTATACGTTAAATATTTTTAAGAAAGATTATGGAAAATAAAATGTTTTTTTTATTGCCAATGATGGCATACAGTAAAATTGATGGAGAAAAAATGTTGATTGTTGGATGGTTCCACAAGTCAATTGTAATAAGATTTATAATGTCATAATGAAAATTCTAAACGACCCAATGATAAGGTTACTGGTGGATACCTTTGACCTTGAGACACCAGAGCAGAACATACTTGAGATATGCGATTACGAGTACAAGGATGGTGTAATTGTAATTAAAAAGATTAAGGTGTTGGATTCTGATTTAAATTTTATTAGATTTGCAGATCTTGAGAAGGTAACTAAATACCTCAGCAAGTATTACTGCAACTTCAATGACAGAGCAACAGATACAGACGAAGATAATCAAGAAGCTTGAGTCGCAGGGGTATTATGTAATAAAACTAATTCAGACAAACAAGCCTGGAATACCAGACCTCATCGCAATACCCAAGAACTCAGACGTTGAGTTCATAGAGGTAAAGAGGCCAGGTGGCAAGACAAGCCCACTACAGGATTACAGAATTAAAGAACTAAATAATCATGGAATTAAATCTAAGGTACAAGAATGCGTCTGACAAGAGTTTGTACATACAAGACAACAGAGCTCTAATCAATAAACTTTTAGAGGATGGTGTTCCCGTTCAAAGAATACTATCTATACTTGGTGTAGACAACTATAGATTTAGTTTATTCTTTAGCACTAAGCCTACTCAGTCAATGCTTGGACACAAGAACGACACGTATTTTGAAGAAGAAGAACTACTCAATAATAATTTTAATTTTAAATTTAATGATTTAAGTTATGACGAACAAAAAATCTATCTCGAAAGAGAAAAAACTGGTGTGCTTGGTAGGTATTTTGCCAATACTAATGGACTTCATGGAGGACGTGAAGGAAGATTTTCCGATGATCTACAAGAGACAGGTAAAGAAGTCGGGCAATGATTTCATAAACGAGGTGTACAAGATGGGAGACACTTTGTATAAGAAAATGGAAAGCGAAGAAGATGAAGAATTGAGAGAATTCTACAATAGTGTAATAGAAATGGGCACAGTTTTTCGCAATTGGATTGCAGAATTATAAATATATGTATATATTTGTGGTGAGATGCGCCACGTAACATACATAAACGCTTTAATGTTGGATATTAACGAGCTTACAGACGTTATATATGAATCTCTATTCGACAATGATACTCAAGAATTAAATAAGGCAATAGATAATCTAATTAAAATTTTAAAGGATGCCAAAAAAAGCCATCAATCAGACATCGAAGATATTAGACCTGTATAGGTCTGGAATGACAAACAAAACAGAAATAACTAGAAGGGTTTTTAATAGTGATGATGAGACTAGCAGAAGTGCTGTTAGAAGGGCTATTAGTTACTATGAAAACAACAGGGCTCTTTATGATGAGTGTGAAAAGGTAGGAATACCAGTGGAGGACGTAAAGCACTATTGGCACAAGGGGAAACACTTTAGCATTAATGTTAGCGGAAGCTGTTCGGAGGTAAACCTAGAAGAATTTAAGTCAGAACTTGTGTCTGAGATTAAAAACTGGTCTCCTAAGTACGTTAAAATTAAAAGAGAAAAACTTTCTGATCCACATTGTTTTGTCTTTGACCCTGCCGATATTCATATTGGAAAGCTGTGCTCATCGTTTGAGACTGGAGAGGATTATGATCAACAAATAGCTGTTAGCAGGGTTAGGGAAGGACTTAACGGACTGATTAGCAGGCTGTCTGGTTACAATATAGACAAGATAATTTTTATTGCTGGAAACGATGTTCTTCACGTTGACAACCCTAGGAGACAAACAACAAGCGGAACTCCACAAGACACTGACGGAATGTGGTACGACAACTTTGTCATGGCTAAAAGGTTGCTAATAGATATTATAGAAACACTTATGTCTATAGCTGACGTTCATGTTGTTTATAATCCAAGCAACCATGATTTTATGTCTGGATTTATGTTGTTGCAGTGTGTAGAGGCATGGTTTAGTAACTGTAAGAACGTTACGTTTGATAACGACATGAAGCACAGAAAGTACACCACGTATGGAAAGAACTTGATTGGAAGCACCCACATGGACGGTGCTAAGATTCAGGATTTACCGCTTTTAATGGCCCACGAGGCATCAGATAGTTGGCACAATTGTGTTCACCGATATATTTATGGGCATCACGTACACCATAAGTCTTCAAAGGACTATATGTCTGTGAATGTAGAAACACTAAGGTCTCCATCTTCTGCTGATAGCTGGCATCATAGAAATGGATACCAGCACTCACCAAAGGCAGTTGAGGGTTTTATACACCACCCTTCCAATGGTCAGGTAGCTAGGCTTACGTATATATTTTAATTTGATAGAATCTTTTTTATCTGTTCAGCTGTTTTTCCCTTTTGTATAAGTTCATATACCGCAGGAGTTAGTTGAATCCTTGTCTCTTCAAATAATTTTGAATATACTTTTCCTTGTTGATTGCTAAAACCACCTAAATCATCAATATCACCAATTATTAATAACATTTGTGTGTTTGATCCTTCCTCATATCCTTCTTCTATTTCATAATTAGTAGATTTTATAATATCAATTTCGTAAGGCTTTGGCTCTCTTTTGAATACTTTTGTAAATTCTTTGTATGACTCGTATTGATTTTTTGTTAAAGAATTTTGCTTTATTTTTCTTGTTCCCTTGTCCGCCAATTGATTTGCCTCTCTTGGCAAAGCACCAATAAAGTGAAACAATTTTAAAGCACTAAATATTTTTTGAGATTCAATTTGATCTTTAGTTAGATATTTTTCAGTTTCCTTTCCTTGAAATTCTTCGGTATACTTACCGTCATTCATTTTTAAGGATTCATATAATGCTTCATAAGCATCGCTTCCGACACTAATTAAACCATACTTACCAGTATCATTTTTAAATGACTCTAAACTAAAAGTATTGTCCTCCTTATATTTTTTTATAAACTCTTCTTTTTCATCTTCAGTCATTTTATATTTTCCTAGAGCATTTATTCGAATATTGTTCTCTTCATTTACGGCATCATTTATTTCAGACTCACTTGGCTCCATAAAAGGTTTAATACCTTTATCTATAGCCCATACCACAAAATCATCTAAAAATGGAGCTGGAGAAGCCATATCTCCAATAAATGATTTGATTGGATACTTTAAAGCGTTTCTATTTCTTTTTTTAGCCTCTTCTTCATCTTCATCATCGTCTCCGTATCCAAGTATTGACATGGCTCCGTAATATATAAGCTTTCCAACTTGATACTTAATAAAATTAAACGTAGCTTGTTCTGCAACAGTACCAACAAGTGATCTTCCTGCAATTTTTATATCCTCTTTGCTTGCCACATTTATAGCTGATGTAAGAGTAATTATATCGTTGGCTAGTCTCATTCTTTGATTCACTGAAAATCCAGCAAACGGGAGCAAAATTTTTCTAATAGCCTTTCTTAGCCCATCTTCGCTAGCAAAAGTTTCTCCAGCAAGTCTTTCGTCAGATACGTTTTGCTGTCTAGATACCATATTTTCAGCAAACAACATAGCTTTTTTGTGTAGGTCTTGTATTCCCTCTTCTTTTATAGTATCGTTCCAGGTGTCCCAATTAATTTTTTTAGTGTCGTAACCATTATCAGAAAGATACTTTAAGTAGTAAGACTTCCATGCAGCTCTTGCAACAAATACATCAGGCTTAGACAAGAAAGTCCTCATGTAAACTTGAGTTAGCTTTTGATATTGTCTAGCAACTTGTTGTAATGTACTTTTAACTGGGTCTATAGCGTTCATCTTGTTTTCAATAGATGTAACAGACTCTACTCCTCTGTTAGCCGTTGGTGTTCCAGTAGAGTTCATCCAATCATTAAAGCTTTTACCAGTGTATAGTTGAGTGTATTTACCAGCCTGAATTAAGGTATTTATTCCCACTGAAAACGTTTGAAGAATAAACTGAAAAACACCACCAAGAGCCATTGTTGTACCAAATCTTCCAGCCTCGTTAATTACTTTATCAATAACTCTAGCGTAGTCCTTTGGAACTAATAGTTTGTTTTTTGATCTTCTAATATATTTATTGATTCTATTTACCACTAAAGATCTGTCTGAAGAGCTTGGAATAATTGATTTAAAAGAGTCGCTACTAATAAATGCATCAACCTGTCTAATGGCTCCTGCTGTTTCAATATCTACAAGGGCTCCAGAGAGAGCTTGAGATTGGTTAATATCAAAGTTTAGGTTAACATACCTTCCTTTATCTTTTAAAGTTGCTGGGTATGTTGACGCTATTAAAACACCTGCCTTTGATTTGTCAGTTATTTCTTCGTTTTCAGTATTTATTAAAAACGATGAACCTCTTTCTGATATATTTGTTATATCAATTGATTCTCCAGTAGATTCTGATAGCTTAGAAAGTCTGTCTGAGGTATAATAAAAATCGCTACCCAGGTCTGTGTTATATATCGATAGAGAAACATCGTATAGGTCTTGGTAGTGATTTTCCCATGTACCCATCCACCATGCAGCACCAGCAATGTTAAATTGTTTAGCGTTAGACTCTATAACGCTCATGTCTCTTGACTCAATGTTTAGTCTATCAAATACTTTTTTGTATACTTCGGCCATTTTTTGTTCTTCTGCCGTTCCATTTTTTAAAGACTCATAGCTCTCTAGTAATAGGTCTATTCTCCTATTAAATTCTTTATTCGCCTCTTCAGGTTTAATTGAATTTGTTCTATATACAAAGGCCAGTACTCCTCTTTCGTAAACATTTTCTTGGTCAAAAAATCCTTTTATGTTTTTAAATGTATTTGCATATAGTTCTTGATATGCGTTAGACATTTTCTTAGCCTTGTTAACGCCCATTACTACTCCTGCAACTCCAGACTTTTCCATGAATTCATTTCCTCTGGTAACACCACCAAATAATCTGGTAAATAATTCATTTAAAGACATTCCCTCAAAACCTAAAAGTCTTCCTAGCATTGGAGAAAAGTAGGCCTTTAATTGTCTGGCAACAAATCCCTTTCTTTTTAAGTCGTTAGCATTTTTAATTCCTACATAAGTTTTATGAGCTGCGTCTAGACCACCTATTGTACCATTTTTTACAAAATTATTTAGCGATTCAACTAAGGCTATCATCTGCTCTGTAGTCATATCGTCCACATCTAGGCTAGATATTTCTTTTATAACCTGTTTAATTCTGTCTGTCATTTCTACCCTTTCATTTGTGATAGGGTTATAACCAAACACCATAGCCTTAAGAATATCTTTTAACGAATTTATTTCGCCCTTTAAGTTATCTTTAAGCTCTTCGCTATTTGTGGCTTTGTTTAATTTATTTTTTTGTTCGTTTATCCTTCTTATTTTTGATTCGATGTCTTTTAAAGACATGCTCTTGTCTATGATGCCTTGCTCAACCAACGATGGATTGTTAGATAACAGTCTTTCTTTTTTTATGTTTTCCTGGCCTTCTAAATACTGATCAACGTATGAGTATATATCGCTAAACTTAGTTGTATTTGAAATAGAAAGAGAGGTTGGTTTCAACGCATTCTTAACTTGTTCGGCTATCGCCATGTACTCGTCAATGTCCTCAACTAAATCTGGGTCTATAGATGCAAATACAGTTGCCATAGCTCTTACTTCGGCCTGTCTATTGCTATCTTTTTTTAACTTTTTAATAGTTGCTCTTGCTGATTTTGCTTTGTTTATTTTCTCTTTGTAGTCAGCGTCTTTCATTACTTTGTCAACATAGTCTATAACCCTGTCAACCGTCTCTTCGTTTAAAAGATTAACCTTTGATATCCTATCATTTATTGCGGACAATTGCTTTTCAGATATTTTGCCCTTGTAATTTTTTATTACGTTCTTAATGGCAATACCAAGTTCTTTTCTTCTCTGGTTAATATCTTTAGTTGCTTCTCTTGCGGCTTTTGCTTCTAGCTTTATTTGATCACGAATTGCGGCAGCAAGGTCTGAAACAACAGCAGTATCTTTTGTTTTTCCTGTTATCTTAGCAACAGATGGAGCGGCCTTTAATTTTTCTCCGAAGAACTTTTTGATTTCTCTTACAGCATTTTCTCTTTGAGTGTCGTCAGCTTTTGCATACCAGTCTGACTTTTGTAGGTCAGCAATTGCAGCTGTTACACCTTGTTGATGTGAGTTGCCTCTCTTTTCTACTGATAGCTCGTACTTGTCCTTAGCTTTTTGAATGGCATCTTGTTTGCTTGGTTTCTGGGCCTTGATTTTGGATGGTTCTATGGATTCATTATCAAGATTAGATTGATCTACAGCTGCTGAATTTTCATCCATTGATATTTTATTTCCATCAGCCATATATTCAAACCACACTGGTTTACTTATTCCTCCAGCAATATCTTCTATTTTAGTATGAGCTTCATCTAAAGATATAGATCCAGAACTATAATCATCCCATACTTTATTTATATTTAACTCGTTATTTTTGTTTGACTTAAATGTAGCTTTAAATAAACCTCTCACAGCTTCCCAAGTTATACTTTGAACTTCTCTTGGAAGCAATCCAAGTTCTTTTGCTAGTTCTCTATAAGCATCCGCATATACTGGATATGTTCCAGTCATTCCAGTATTTACATTTCCTGCACCACCAAAATTATATAGCACTTGCTTTGAGCTTCCGCTTAATGGTAGAAGTAATCCAGCAGCAACTGCGTGAGTATCTATAGTAACTGCATCTGGATCATTTGGATTAGATATATTGTTAAAGAAATTTCTAACCTTATGCATATTACCAAGATTAGAAGATATATTTTCAATAGATCCATCTTGAAGTATTGATATTGATTTTTCTATTGTAGGAAATGCTCCCCATCCACAAGCTCCAGGAGATCCATCAGATTTTCTAACTAATCCATTTACTTCTCCATTAGGAGATATGTTATTATATTCTCTCGAATTATATACCTCATCAAATACTCTGATAAAATATGCTTTGTCTTTATTGTTTAATTCTGATAATTTTTTATTCTTTACTCTTGAAATTATTTCTTTAGAATCTTTAAATAATGGTACTTTATTTTTACCAGTACCAGACGTAGCATTATTTACATAATCTATCATTTTAGAATCAAAAATAGAATTCTGTTGATTAGTATAAATATCTATTACTCTTTCGCCTAATGATAAATTTCTAAACCAATCCATTTGAGGACTAAGTACAGCCATTACTCCAGATACTTGTTCTAAGGAATAATTATATTGATTTGCTATTTTATTACAAATAATATTTGCTCCATCATACCATAACTTTGATATGTCTCTTACATCAACACCAAATGAGTTATGTAACCATTTTAAGTTAGACTTTACAGAATTTTTAAAATCATTTACTACTTTTTTAGCATCATCAAAATTTTCTACATTTTTTATTTTTGATATACCGTATGAAGATATTTCTTTTGCTATTTTTATATATTGATCCTGTATTTTTTTATCCTTAGACGCATCTTCTTCTAGAGATTTCATACTTACTATGTAGTCTCTAGTAGAATGTATATTATCTTTTTTAGGAAGTCTAGTGCTTACAGTTTTACCCTCTTTTACATTTGACTTTGCATCATTTATTATTTTTGGTTTTTGACTTTTAATGTTTTTTATTGATGATTCTGAAGGTTTTTTTAAGTTACCATATTTATCTGTTTCAGATGGAATAACTTTAGATACATTACCAACCTCAATCTGCTCACCTCTTCCGAGCTTACCAGACATTGAGTTCATAAAGTCAACAGCGTCTTGTGCAGTTGCAGCAGCAGAAAAGACAACAGGTAGTCCTAGCTTCTTGGCAATCTTATTGACTAATGTTTTAAACTGTTGGAACTTTGTTGTAGATAATTCTCTCTGTGCCTCGGCCATAATGGCTCCAAGTTCAGCGGTATACTCCTCTGCTCTATCACCCTCTTCGTAGTTAGATATAAATTCATCAAGTCTTTGTTTTAATGCCTTGTCAGATATAACTGACTTAAGACCTTTAGCCATGTCTAACAATGCATTGTTGTCCATACCTTTTTTGGCCAATAGGTCGTGAAATGCTTCGTGAAAAACGGTGGTCACGCCAGCCGTTTCTAAGTTGATATGAACATCTCCATTTACATACGCACCTCTAAACGTATCGGCCCCTTGATTCTTAGCGTCTTCTTTTGTTGTATTAGCAGATTTAGCAACACCATCAACAAATGAATCAGTATTTTCGTGAAGTATAATTCTTGCGTTTGGAATAGCAGACAATACCTTTTGAACAGCTATAAATACTTTCTTTCTCTTTGCGTCTGTCTCATTGTTAATTCTTTCAGTGATAGTCTGATTGGTCTCAGGAGTTATCGTTACTTCTTGAGCAACTTGAGTAGGAGCAGCCTGTTTTTCTGGCATTACCTTTTGGCCAAAGTCGTATCCAATAGAGAATGTCTTTAGCCCGTCCTTCGTGTTTACTACAGAAACAAAGTCAGACTCTGGACTATAGCTCTCAGTAAAACTTAGATTGTCGTCAGCCTTTACCCTTGGGTTCATTGATCCATCCTGGTATACCAAACCGTCAGAGTGTGCGACAGCCTCTTGATTGAACTGTTTAGCAAATTCAATAGCATCCTGTCTTGTTAGGTTAGGAACAAAGAAAGAGTTCTCTGCCTGTCCATACTTTCCAGTTACACGTCTTGGTTTGTATCCTCTTTCAGTAAGCCACTCCTCAGCCTTTTGGTTTAGTTGTTTGTTTTCTTCCTCGGTAAGAGGTTGTGCCATTGGGTTCTCAGCGGTAAGCAAACCGAACTCTCCGTCAAGTTCTTTTGTCAACGTCTCTACGTCTTCAATTGGAAGCTCTTTAGATGCGTTCTCAACGTACTCACTGGTAGATCTAAATGCCTTTCTTTCTTCTGCCTGTGGCTCTGTTGGATATACGATATCTACGTCAGCAACTTTTGCAGTTGCTCCTGGAACTATTCCTTCTTTTGCAGTTGCAACCTCCTCTGATGTCTTTGTTATTTCATCAGAAACAGTAGCTGTGGGAGTTGCCTCACCCTCTGATACATCTACTTTTTCTGGAGTTTTTAAAGCAGCTAGTTCTGCATCATATTTAACATTGATATTTTCTTTTATTTTTTCAAAGCCACTTCTTTTTGTAGTTTCAAAAAACATATTTGGAGATTCTTCTGTATTACTCCATAATCCATTACTTTTATCTAATACTTGTGGTCTACCTGTTATTTCATTTATTCTGAAAATTCTATTATTAGGATCACCTATTATTCTAAATTCACCATCTTCAACTGTTGGTTTTCTGTCATAAACTACCCTTTCTTTTAATTCTTCTTGTCTTCTTCTTTCTATATCAGCTTTCTTAGCTTCTATAACAGTAGCTGTGGGAGTTGCCTCACCCTCTGATACATCTACTTTTTCTTGGCTACTTTTTTCGGTAGCTTCTTTCCCTTGGACGACTGGTTCCACTCCTTCACGTCCACCCCCTGTTTCTCCAGTTCCTTCTTGTTGGCGTTGAAGAACGCTCTCTGTGCTTGACTCTTGTACGGCATATCCTATTTGTTTTAGTGTTTCGTTTATTTCTTTTACTCTTTCTATGCTAGGAGCTGCAAGTGCAGGATCTACACCTTCTATTTGGCTATTAAGAGCATCTCTTTCAAGCATAAGATCAAGTGCAACAGCCTGCTCTCGTATGGGCATTTCTTTTGGTATGGTGTTGACTTTTTGTTTTATTATTTTGAAGTTTTCTAGTATTGACTGTGCTGTTTTTTTTGAATATTTACCACTAAGAAGTGATGCCTGTAGATTAGCTACAACAAGCTCGTCCATACCAGAGGCCCTAGCGGCAGCTACCAACGCCTCTCTTTCTTCTTTTGTGCGTAGAGCGTTCATTCCCCTACTAACTACACTTGCTGATTGTGAAATCAATGAAACTCCATGCCCTCCAACTGCACCAACAACAAAACTTTCAAGTGCATCTTTTCCTAAATTTCTCCACGTAACAGCATCATTTCCAGCTGCATCTTTGAACATTTTCTCTCCCCTTATAGCTTCTATAGTTGCCTTTGTTCCATATTCAGCTCCTGTTTGAAGTGACTCAGTAAATCCTTCTGCAAAACCAGCAGCAGCTATCTTTATGCCTTTGTCTGCAATAAAAAGTTTTATTTCGTTTGTAACCAAAGCCTCTACGGCTTCCTTGCTCATATCTTTCGTTAAACCTTGAACGGTCCTTTTCATTATGTATCTAGATATAGAGCTACCCATTCCTCCTTTACCGAAAATTTCATCTAGACCATATTTTTCTAAGGCCATACTAACCGTTCCATATATTGAACTAGCTAATATTTTTTCTGCTGCCGTCATGTCTGTTTTGTCAAGCTGAGTGGCCATTTCATTGTATCCACCACCAAACAATGCAAAGTTACCACCAACAGCAGATTGAACCGCAGACCTAGCAAGACCAGTCGTTGCCTTATACAGTAAGTTTGCATCTGCTTCGTATTCTTCGCTTGTTCCAGCACCAACAAGAAATCCTGTTAAGCCTGAAAATGCATCTCTAGATGTTTTACCTGCCGATGCTTTTCCCTTTGCCCCTGTTCCTACGTCTTCAATATCTCCAAGAACCCCAAAAACAAATCCAGGAATATCTACAATTCCACCAACTATTGACTTAAGCAAACCACCCATAAAAGATCCCTGATCTTTAGACTTCATCATAGCAATTCCAGCAGCATACTCAGCGTTAGAAGATATTAATTCTATTGCACTAGCGCTGTTGGATAGTTCATCGGCATCTTTTATTAGTTTTGATTGTTCATTCTGTAAATCTTGCAAATATTTTTCATTAACAAAGCTGTACCTTTCATTAAATTCAGCTTGTTTTTGTAGTAATATTTTTTCTGCGTCTCCTACACTAATCTCTCCTTTAGATATTAAGTTTTTATATTGTAATGCAAGATTTTTTATGTCGGCAGCATCTTTGCCCATTTGAGTTATTAAATCTTGCTTCTCAGCAAATAAAGATTGATTTTTTTTAAAATCTTCAAGTTTTTTCTTTATAGAGTTGTTTTCTGCTTTTAATGCATTAGCAACATCTTTAGAATAAGAGCTGGGTGTAAAATTTGGTGCAGTAATATATTCTGTAGCCGCCTGTAAATTTTTATTTCCTACTATTTGTAATAATTGTTGTCTTTCTTTGTCTAATATTGGTTTATTTTTTTCAAGGAGTATTTTTTCTTTTGCTTCGGCACTTAAAAACTTTGCATTTGGTCCGTATATTTTTTCTTCTGCAACAAGTTTTTCTTTTTCTATTCTATTTATTTCGTTAAAATAATTATAAACTTTAGTGTTATCACTAATGATAGCCTGATCAAAATTATAGACATCTGGAGATGATATCTTAAAACCTTCTTTTGGCTGTACAATCTGTCCTTCTTTCTCCCATTTTTTCGGATCTAACAAACTTAACTCTTTGTCAGGTTTAGTTTCTTTTTTTACTGGAGCTTCTCCTGTATAAGAAGGTTTGGCGTTAGCGATAAGAAAATTTTGTATATCGGGTATTAAGTTGTCGTCATCAATATAAAATCTTTTAGTACCTCTTTTAGTTTGTATTGTTATTGACCTTTCAGTCATGCCAAAACGATCAGTAAATCCACCAGTCATTTGATCTAAATATGGATTATCTGCCTTAATCATTATATTATAATCAGAGCCATATTTTGATAAAAAAGATTTTATTTTAGATTGCGTTTCGTATTGTGATGACTTATCGTCAAAAGTGCCCAAAAACCCTTCTTCTGTTTTTAATCCAGCCCAATCGCTTATTTCGTCATCATTACTAAATGTCTTATATACATCGTTTACAAACTCTCTATCGATATTATTTAAACTAATTAATTCACTAGACTTAGTTTTATCTGGAACGGGTAAATTTTGACCAAAATATGAATTTACATTTTTAATTGATTTGGGATCTGTAATAAAATAGTAGTAAGCATCTCCTGGATTTTTTACTTTCCAAAAACCATTCTCTACTACATATTGTTTTCCATTTTCAGAAGCATATATCTGACCAGATGTACTTAGAGATGCTTGAGTTCTATTTTCTTTATTTAGTTTGGCTACAGTTTTAGCGTCTTCTAAAGGTACTCCAATAAATTCTGTAGGCATATATTCTGCATCATCCTTTACATCTTTTAGCTGCCATTTTTGATATGTGTTTGATGCCTCATCATAAAAAATTTCTCCAACACGTAAAGTTCTTTCTTTTCCACTCGCATCAGTACCTGTTTGAGGATCACGCATTAAGCTTATATCTCTGTCAGTCAAAGGTACATCTGGCAACCCTAAGGCGCTTTTTCGTACTGGCTTATAAGTTTCAGGAACACCTATTTGGCCACCACTGGCATATGCTATGTTTTCCCAAAAATCTTTATCGCCGAAATAACCAGCGTCTGATATTTTTTTTTGCTGTTTTGTTAAGCCTCCTGTTAACCTATTTGTGAGATATTCTTTATAATCACTTTTTTTAGGAGTTACTTTAACTTCTTTTAATTTTAAATTTTGCTCTAGTGTCTTTAATCCTTCTTTTTCTTTTTCACTAAGGCTTTCATATTTTACAGCACCTGATTTTAATTGAGTTCTAAGCTCTTGAAGTTGTTTTTCAAAATCTACAATGTCGTCATACTTATAATCTAAACGACCAACATTTTCTTCCTCAGTAACATGGGCCCACCTAGACTTCCTTTTCTTTCTAGGTTTTTCATCATCAACCAATACTTGATTTTCCGCATCAACTGCTAGCACGTCTTGAGATAAGTCCTGAGCCTCTAAATCTTCGTTAATGTTTTCGTCTATCATTGTTCTAAATTATTAACAGCTTCGTCCCAATAATTTGAATAACCAGCAGTGTTAAAGTTTAACAGATTTTTCCAGGTAGGAAGTCTTGACACATCTAGCTCTACTTTCCAAACACCTTTACCTGAATTTCTAATTGGTAGATTAGTCTCTGGATTATATTTTTTATATTCATTAGGATCAAACTTAAATATTTTATACTTACCACCATCAATTCTTATTTCTCTATTTGCATCTTTACCAAAGATATCATTTAATTTTTGAAGATCAGTTTTATTTGGTGTTTTATTTAATATCTCATTTAATTGTGTTACATATGATCCAGCGCTTTTTGCCGCTTGGCTTATTGCTTTTGCTTTTGCAGCTCTAGGTTGTCTAGGAGTTACTGGCCTACTTTGTGTTTCTGAATAATCAAATCTAGATTCAATTTGAGCCTTCATTATTCTCCTTGCCTCCTCACTTTGTTCCTCTGAAATAACTGGCTCATACTTATTATTATCAGTAAGTCTAACGCTTATTAATTGTTTTTCATATTGTTTAGCTGCTAAATCTATTTCTTGATCTGTTAATGAAGAGTCTTCTTTTTTTAATTCAGTTTTATAATTATTAATTAATTGCATTTTTTCACTATCTGTTTCATAAAAATCATAGTCTTCACCATATGTAGTAAGAACCTGAGCAGCCATTCTAGGACTATTTGTATATTTATTTATAAGACTGTTCACTGTTTCCTTTACATTATCATTCTCTAATGGATTATTTATTTTTGTTGATCCTTGAGCGTTGTATTTAGACTGAATTATAAAATCACCAATGCTTTTTGTATCTGCACTAATTAATTTATCAAAATCAATTTTTTCATCCATTAAATTCATTGGATCGGCTAATGCCATACTTGGAGCAACTTCTACCTCTCCACTGGCATTTACTTGAGCCATGTATCCATGACCATCTGTTGAAAAAGTATAAAATCTATTTCTAAGGTCCGCTAAATTTGCATGTTTACTAGACAAATAAGTTTCAAAAGTACTTGCCTTGTCTTCGGCTTGTCTTTTTAGTAACTCTTGATTTGTAGCATCAAAGTTTTTCATGCTGTTTCCCATGGTTGACCAGTCGGTCATCATGTTGTTAAGAATAGATTTATATTGTTGATCAGTAATTAAACCAGCCTTTCTTTGTTTATTTGCCTGAGATATTATATCTCTTCCTTTTGCAGCACCAGTTGTTATGTATTCTTGTAATGATTGGGTCTTTATACCCTCTATTGACTTAATACTTGCGTTGGCTTTTTGTGCTAAATCATCAGCATATAGTATTTGTTTTTCTCTCTCAAGTCCTATATCTTCAAGAGCTTTGCTTATGCCTCCTATTGCCTTCCCCCAATCTATTGATGGTGCTGGTATATATGTTCCGTATTGTTTTGCCATTTTAAAATTTATTAAGAATTCACAAATAAACTAAAGGGCTGGTAACCTTCATAAGCCCCTGCGGCTGCTTGTGCCTCTGTAAATGGTCTATCATAATTATTTCCTGATCCAATTCCAGGAACAGTAGTATTAGTTTTTTTGTCTTTAAATTTAATTTTAGAAGCAGATTTTAAACCTTCGGCAGCAAATCCAAAAATACCTTCAATGGCTTCATTCCTATTGGCCTCAGCCACATATCTTCTATACTCAGCGTCTTGCTTTTCGTTCATTTCTATGTCATACTGCCTTTGCTGTTTTCTAGCATTAATTCCTTGCTGTGCCTGCGCCTGTGCCGCATCTCTTTCGTACTTTAACTCGTCAAGCCTTGCAGCATTTTGAAGGTCTCCCTGCTCTCCAGCAAGTGCCAATTGACCAACACTACCTATCACTCCCTCTGCCCCAGCACCTTGAATCATACCCATTGTCTGAGCCTCTCTTTGTGCTTGAGATTGCTGTGCTAGCTGAGTGCCTAATGTTGGGACCTGCAATTGTTTAAAAGCATTATCCTCGTTGATAGCCCTTAAGCTTTCCGTTGCTTTTTTAGATGCTTCTTCTGCTTTTTTCATGGCCTTGTTTTGGCCTATTGCCTGGGCTGCGCTTACTCCCATCCCACCAAGTGCAACTATAGTTCCTGTTACTGCTGCCATATTATAAAATTTTTACCATTTCAGTTGTGTTTGTAGATCCCTTTTGAAATCCACAATTTTCGTACATCTTTATTAAAGATGGACTCTTTAACGTTGAAAAAGCATAAATAAATCCATTTTGTTTGCAAATCTCTAAAAGAGAATATATTAAAAACTCTATGGCCTCTTTTCTGTCCTTTTCTCTGTAATGGAAGTTAGATACTATAAACTCAATCCACGCTACCTTAGAGTTTGTTGCGTATACAAAACCAGCACACACATCCTCTCCATTGCTCGATACCATTATGCCTCCTGTGCCGTTTTCTGGCAAGAAGTCTTTAGATATTACTGGCCATCTCCAATCCCTCCACCAGTCACATATCTTATGGTAATCGTCTTCAACCAAGTATCGGACTTCCATATCACAAATTTACATAAAACTTTTGAATACTGAAGAGCTTATTTCGAATAACTCTACTGGTCCTCCGCTGTTGGTAGTTAGAAGAATATCCATGTAATAACCTCTAACCCCATAAGACTCAGCAACAGAATTTTTTATCGCAAGTATCTCGTCACCTGAGCTTGGAAGAGTTCCAACAGTACTTAAATATACTATTGGCTGACCGTTTAGATCAAAGTTGTCTACCGACTGAACTGTACCTACATAAGAAAGTACTCCAGAAGGAAAATATTTATACACGTCATCTGGAGCTGATACATCTTTTATTTGTAGTGATGAAGATGGGTAAGAGTTTATTCTAAAGTAAGGAACAGGAGAACCTCCAGAGTCTAGTACATTTCCAAGGCCAATAATCCTTGTACTCAGTTTATCGTCAAGCTGTCCTATATTAATTAAAGATCCACCAGAAGGATTGTTGTTACGTCTTATATGAGCAAAATAACTTCCTTCTTTTTCTTCAAACCAAGTGTTGCTTATGTTTCCAGACAGTAAGTCAGTAGTAACTGACACACTCCATGCAGACGTGCTTTCAAGAGACACCGTCTTAAATAGCTTAACCTCCAAAGGCGAGTCATTAAACACCGTTCTTACTTCGCAAGTAGGAAGATTTACATATGGACTAGATACATAGTATACCGTTCTTTGTACTGAAGGAACATTATGTAGATATATATTTCCATTTTTAAACGTATAAAACTTATTACTAACGTAAACCATATAGTCTGGAATGTAACTCCAGAATGAAGTCCATCCTTGAACATCGTCAGAATAAGATATCGTTAAAGGAACAACCATAATACAAATTTAGTGAATTTAAACCAAACAGCTATCTATTGATTTTACTAGCCTATAATAGTGATAAGAACACCTTTTATCTGAAACAAACTCATTGCTGTCGTATGGGTATTTATCCATGTACTTAGCCTTGTGAAACATTCCGTCTTTGTCAGACATTACCCCAGCATTATGAAAGAAGTATAGCTGGTCCCACTTATCTGAATTGCATGTTGCCCAACAAAAGTCAAACTCTTTGGGAACAACAACATCTATTCCCATCTTCCATGCGGTCCATAGCTCTGCCCACATGCTTGCGGTCCAAGCCTGTATACCATGATTGCTCCCGTCTTTTCTTACGTGTTGCATCTTCATCATTACCTCATAAAGCTCAAACGAGTATTTTTCTACTAGCTCCCAGTACTCATGTGTTAAATTTTTCATCAACTTCTGAGCACCTCCGCTATTGTTCTGATTATTTTTTACTATATCTTTTGATATGCCCACAACGTTGCACATTGCATCTAGCACCTCTTCTCCCTTGCTTACTATGTAGTCGTGCCCTATGTATGATATTGTATCAGAAAAATACCACTTATCATCAACTAAAAATTTATCGAAATTAAGGTGTCTAGTGAAGGCAAAGTCAGCGTCAACAAAAAAATATGCACTACTATCTGGGTGCTCTTTAAAATGTTTCTTTAGTATATGCGACTGTATTGCAGGAAGATACTTACAATCACCTAGAGTGTCTTCGTAAAAGAAAAAGTTAATTCTAGAATATACCTTTTGTAGTTTAAACCAAGACTCTGGTATGTCATCCTGATAACCTGCTACGACATACATCTGTTCTGGATCGTATCCATTCAACATGAAGTTTACTATTTGCACCTCAACCTGCCAAGCATAATAATCTATAGCTGGTTGAGCTGACAAGAATTTAATTTTATTCATTAACAGTTTTTAGTGTTTCCAGTAAAGTTTATACCATCGTACTCGTAAGCTACTGTGCTAGTGTATATCTTGTAGTAATTTGCAGGAGCAGGTACAGTTAAGGATGAATCTAAGAACACTTGAGTTAACGTGTTCCCAATAGGTCCGTCCATGTAAAATGTAATAGCAATAGAACTACAAACATTGTCGGCGCTACCAAAGTTACAAAGCAACTCGTAAACTGGAGGAATAGTTGTAGTGGTAGTTGTTGTAGTAGTAGTTGTCGTAGTTGTAGTAGTAGTTGTTGTACTTGTAGTTGTACCAACGCAAGAAGAACAATTTTCAAACATAAATAATATGTTCGCAATTTGAGCTCCTGATGGAGCAGTTGAAACTATTTCATAACAATTACCATCGTCACACCTAACAATTTGACCATTGCTAAGTTGAGTAAAATCTAGATGAGCCAATAAAAATAACGGACCAGGATTGCTACACAATTGGGCATCATAAAAATATGTAGGAATAGTTGTTGTTGTAGTTGTTGTCGTTACAACGCTACATAGGTTAACATGCAACACTTGACCAGTGTCAGCTATTTGTATTGCGTATGTATTGACCCCATCATCAGCAAAATACCAATAAAACCCACCATTGAATATAATTGTACACAATGCATCAGAGTAAACGATATCTCCAACTAGTGGCATTGAAGGTATACCAAAGTAATAGAATGGAGTTGTCGTACCACCACCAATACATGCCGCATAATCGTCTGGCAGATATGGAGATGTTCCGTCCATGTTAAATGAAGATATAGGAGGTAATGTTGTGGTAGTAGTACTAGTGGTAGTTGTAGTTGTCCCAGTACAAGTTGTGCAATCTGGATATATTACAACTGGATTTTCCATGTAAAAATATGGATAACCACCTGGAGACGTAGATGTTATTTCCCAACAGTTACCATCTGCTGTTGCAACAATATCATTAACTACTATTACAGCTGATGTAATATCCAAAAGTATTGCTGTAGTTACACCGTCTATACAAGAAACAGCCTCGTAGTAGTTACCTACAATTGGTAATGTAGTAGTACTTGTTGTGCTAGTTGTTGTAGTACTTCCTGCACAAACAGATAAATCTACAACATATCCATCGTTATCTATTTTTATAACATAGTCAGACTTATCTATAAAATACCAAAAGTCACCACCATTAAAGAATTGATCTGAGTTCTGATCAACAAAAACTCTATCTCTAATAACGGGGACAGAGTTCTTTCCATTAAAATATAATACAGAAAAAGTTGGAGTTATGCTACAACAATCTGTTGGTGTTTCTTTTGATTGTTCTACATCTATTAATAATGGAGTTAATAAATCCCCTTGAGATACAAAAACATTAATAGTATATGGTGCGCTTGTACCAAAACAATTTGTTGCAGTTACAGTGAAAGAAAAATCTCTTAACTCTTGAGCTGAACCAGACAATACGCCATCAGAACCTAAAGATAATCCTGGAGCAAGAGAAACATCGTTACACTGACCATGTAAAGTAAACGATCCGTCTCCATTTATAATAGTAGGCGCAGAAGATGCACATATGCTCATCTCTTGATTAGAGCTTACCGTTATGTATTTAGTGTTTGAGTTGCAGTCTACGTATCCAAACAATGTTGACTTTGACCCACCACTAATTGAATAGTCGTAACAAGTACCAGTAATATCAAAAGATGTTGGGCTTCCTAGACTAGCCATAGGTATGCTAATATCTTCACCAACAGTTATAAATATATCTCCTTGAGTAATTATTGGAACGGCAGTTTCTGGGCAGTTACAAGTTTCAATTGAATTTACTACTCCAAATTCATCAACAAGTACATATGATTTATCAGTTGGACTTGGAACAGTACACAAAGAAATATCCATCATGTGGTATGCATCGTTACCATCATATGTACTAGATCCTAATGAATCAACATATATTGTATCGCCAAATTGTGGAGTTAAATTAAATCCATCGTGGTAATATATAGTTGTTGGACACTGAGTGCATACGTTTGATAAAGTGCCATCAGTTGTGTCTATATAAAAAGGAGTTAAGTATGGATTTACTTTATTTATAATCCATGTAGATGTGGATAAAGGAGAAGAAACTACAACCTCTGCCGTGTCAACGCTTGATAAATTTTTCTTAAATCTAAGAGCACCTCTTCCATTATTTACTAGTCCGTTGTATGGAAAAGATAGCTTTATATCATCTGGGTTTACACCAGCATTAATTAGGTCGTTATAGTTTGTTAATGTATTCAGTCCTACATACCCAGAGTCTGCGATAATAGATCCATTCCACCTTATTTGAAATCTAGTTGGAGTGCTTATTGAGTTATAGTTTATTCCAGCAACCCCTATTCCATTACCTATATTCCAGTTAACAGGCCTACTGTCTGTTACACCAACAAAAGATATATTTGTAGACCCATCTATTGAATCGTTGTAATCCCAAAATAAATATAAATAAGGATAGTCATTTGGATTAACAAAAACAAAGCTTCCTACAAACTCGCCAGAAATATATATGACTGGTATTTCAGTAGCAAGTGATTTAATCGTGTCCTTATCATTTGGACCATACAATACATCTGAAACATAATAATATAGTTTGTTATTTAACGTTGGAGAAAGGCTTTGGTATACGCCAGTATTATCCCCTGCCTTAACTGTAACTGTAGATCCGTCATAAGGCATATAGTCTACACCACCAACTCCAGTAAGCTGGTCAAATATTGCAATATTATTGTTACTTATAACAACATTATCAATTTCATAGGTTGAACTGCCTGTATAATCAAAGGATTGTTTTGTCATCATATCTTAAGAGCTTACCATTGGTATTAATTGTATTGGTGCTGTAACACCTCCTTGAGTTAGTATAAAGTCTTTTATTAGTCCATCACAATATGTGACTCTAAATATAATGCTTCTTGGAGTTTGAGATGGATTTGAAGCATATGATGCATATACAAACTGATTATAAGATCCAGTATTAGTTTGACAGTTTACCCAGCTTGTACCAAAACCATTATCCACTAAAGTTATTTGCCAAGAAGTAGCAGAGCTCTGAACAGAGAACATAAAAGCAGGAGATGTAGAGGCAGATGAAGAGACATTCTTTATAGCTGGAACTAATTTTACATCACAAGATTGTTTTACTCTTGATGAAACACTTAAAACATAAGTTCCATTGTAAGGGTCAAATCCACCAAACTTTAAATTAGCAGGGTTATCTCTCATCGTGTCAATAAAGAAAGATCCCATTCCTTGATTTGAAATCGGTATCACCTCTGTTCCTACTAATTTTAAAACAGAACCTCTTTTTTCATCTGCAAAATAACAAACATCGCCCCAAGTAGCAAAGCTTTCAGGATTATCACTTATTCCAAACTCACCTGGATAAGCCACTTGATTACCAAGAACTTCTGGAATTGAAGCAACTTGACTGCCGCCCACAGCATCGTATAGTAAGTTTTTACCATACAATACAGATGTTACCTTGTCTTGATGCAAAGTTAATAAGTCAGTATCTCTTGCTTTTAATTTCTGAACACTTCCGTATCTCTTGTCTAAGTTTTTAAAATTAGCAAGTGATAAGTTAAATTCATTTAATCTATTTGTTGATGTAGTAGCTTGAAAAACACCACTATATGTTAATGAGGCAAACTTGTGTTCTTCTTGATAGTCTTCTATAACTGAAGTAACCCTAATGCTATATTTCATTACTGGAGCATTAAATGCATCTTTTATTCTATATGTTTCTAGACCAGTATTGTATGTAAAAGAATTATAATCTCCATTAGTATAGTTAGGATAATTAATTTGTATTTTAGCTCCATTTGTAATAGATGTCTGATCTTGTTCATACGTTGTATAGGAAATAGAACCAGGGAATGATGGAGATATAGGTATAGTTGGTGTAACATCTATAGAGTATCTATCATATACATTTGTAATTGTATAAGGAGTGTTTGGGGTAACTCCATTTGTATTTAAATAAACAATATCGCCAACTGAAAAGTAGTGAGGCCATTCTTTGGTTGATTGTCTAAGCCTAGTACTACCAAATACCCCAGGAGTTCTATTGCTAAAGAACCATCTTGATATATGTTTATTATTTTTTATTGGATATGTTCTTGATAATTCGTGAAATATTTCCGTATCTGTCTCTAAAGGAACGGTTTCAAAAATTATAGAATTTGATGGGGATATTTGATCAACTTTAAATTCAACATTAAATATATTTTGTTTACATCCACTTTTTGTACCAAAACCCATCATAAACATTGATACTGGAGAAGACTGTGGAGATGAACTTGATTTTGATATATTTGTATAATTATTAGAATATGCGTATGAATAATTTGTAGTTACTCCAGATGTGGGATAATTTAATCTTACATTTCTAAACCATATTCCTTTTGATTTTATATCTGTTCCAGATAAATCTTTTTCAATAAAATTTTTCCATGCTCCAGATTCAATAAACCATTCTTCTATATTATTATATGTTTGTGGCGATGTAAATGTTTGTGTTGTAGTATATACATTTGGATTATATGTATCTTGAGTTATTGTTATAGATATTGTAGCTCCAGCATATATATTTCCAGTAAAATTTCCATTTACTATTGATATACCTCCATTTTGATTATAAATATTACTTTGCGGACCACCATATTGTGCATTTGAACCAAAATAATTAGATCCATTATTAGATCTACAACTTATTTTCCATCTATCTCCAACAGAGTAATTTCCTTGGCCTATCTCTATAAAAAATGCTATACTTGTGTTTTGAAGTAATGGAGAAATAACTGGATCAAAAGCTTGCTGAACATTGGAAGGTAATTTAATAGGATATAACGTATTATTTACAATTGGTATATTTTGATCTATCCAATTTGAAACACCATCCAAGTCTACAGTATATCTAAATGTATTTCCAGATTGAATCTCTATTGTGTATCTTAAATCTTTTGAACCAAAATATTTACCACTAAACATAGTGGATGAAATCGGAATAGGACCTCCATTATATTGAATATTTGTTATAGTTTTTATTAAATTATTAGATGAAGATGGTGATCCATAAAGTATTGGTTTGCTAGTATAAGAAACAAGATCACCATTATTATATAAATACGCTGAATTAGATGCAGCATAATTAGATGAACCACAACCAGAACTATTCACATAGTTTGTTCCTTGACTTTTAACAAATATTTGTTGAGTTAAATTACATGGCAAAAAACCAACATCATTGTAATCTATTTTAATTTTAAAGTATAATCCACCTGGAGATGTACCTATAAAATTAATAGATTTTACTTCTACTTCTAATATTTTAAATTGTTTATTTGAATATGTTACACCAGTCCCACCTTTTTTTAGTATAATATAATCACCAACACCAAACTTATCTCTATCAGATTCATTAATTAAAAAATATCTAAATAGACCATCACATACATATAATCTTGGAAATATATTGTAATACTCGTATTTATTTTGTTTTAAAACTAACCTATAGTTTGTTGCCCAAGATGGAGGATTATGCTTTATCTCAACCTGTAAACTATTCGCTTTATCTGATGCGGTTGGCGGAATATATACAGAATTACTTGATGTATTAACAGCGTTAGTTAGAGCTGGAGTTAAAACAGTTGTCATTCTTCCATACTCATCAGTATAAACTATTCCAACCTCATAGTCTCTATCGCTTCTAAATGATCTTTTAGGTTTATTACCTGATATGATCTCAGAAGCATATTGTACTGTAAAATTTAAGTTTATATCCCCACCATTTGAATCAGTTATATCTCTAAACTGAATATAGTTACCATATACAAGTCTATTACCAATAATATCTTGAGCTACAGCTTTTAATGGTACATTGTCAAAAAGCCTAGTTACCTGTTCGTTTGAAAGAGTAGTATATATTTTGTTGTTTCTAAACGTAAACGAATATGTGGTATTATTTTGAATGTTTAACTCGTCCTTATTGAAGCTATCTATGACCATTACGTTCAAGCTTCTTGTATCTCTAACTAGTAGTTGTATTTCTTTAACAAATTCATTCCCAGTTTCGAATTCAATAACAATGTTATTTTTTTGGTTAATCATCCCCAAGTTATCACCAGTCTCATAGTCAATAGCAAAAGACCCAGCTTCAAATCCAACGGCTGAAAATGGAGACATTGAGCTGTACTCGTTATCTATATATTTATATCTATAGCTGAAGTATACAAACTTTTCCTTAAGGTTAGTAGAGTCTGGAGTATTGTTTTGATATAGAGTTATGTATGGGGCATTTAACGGGGGAGTCATAATCACACTAATGTCATCAGCTATTGATGGATCATCAGCCGTATAACCCTTACATCTATTGATGTTAATTCTTCTTGGTGGATTATAGTTATCCGTCCAAAACAAGTAATCATTACCGTCCTCTCCTTCTACGTAGTTGATTCCAGTTACAATTTGATTTGCGTTAAAATTTAAAGGACTACCTGGGTTTGGCTTTGAACATTGTAACACCCTGCTAACCTGTTGAGATGCTACATTACACTCAAATATAGCATCAAACTCATTAGCTGTAACAAGCCAGTATATAAGTGACTTTGGCTCATATGCAACGGCCCCAATAACAATTGGATTTGTAACAGTTCCAGAGGTAACTAAATTAGAAATATTACTAGCTATTGAGTTACCATATGCGTTTTGTATAGCACCAACGTCCTTTGCGCCATAACTGTTTACAGTAACATTTTTGGCGTATCTATAATATCCATTGGGCAATAACCTCTCATCGAGGTCTTGATTCATTACTCCCTTTTGAAATGTTCTACTAATATCAGCCATAATTATTTAATCCATTTATCCCTTCCTCTAAGGCTCATTAAAAGTCTTGATGGATGAATGTTACTAAGTCTTATTTTTGCGTTCCTTAAGTTAGCAGATTTCTCGTCTTTTGCTCTTCTAACTATGTACTCTTGTACTCCAGTCTTGTTATTTAATACAGCCCACTTGAGGTATGAATAAATATACTCTTCAGCTAGCTTATTGATACTAATTTTAGCATCATCACCATT